TTCTAATAGTAATGACATTTCAGACCTTACAGCACGATTCCTGAAGGATTGGGGAGGAGTTCCTGGTAACAAGCTACAAGAACGTATTGACTTTGCTAACAAGCATAAAGACTTCATTAAATCTGTCTTAGATGGTTCTGATACCTCTAAGGAAGAAGATAAGAAAAACCCTGAAGATGTTGTACCTATTAACAAGGATAAAAAATCAGCATCATTCCGTGTGTTAGTACCTTCAGACCTTGATAGATTCCAAAGATGGTTCTTGAAATTCATTGTTGAGCAAAATAAGGATGAGTGTAAAGGTGGAAAGGTAAATCCTTTAACAGATGTACACTTAGTTGTATCAGCTAAGAATGAACGTACTGGTGATACATCAGAAATTGAGCTTACTGAGATTTTCAGAAGACAATGGGGATGTAACTGGATTGGTGATGATTCTAGTGGAGAAGGTATTTTCCCTAACAATAAACCTCTAGAAGGTTATGACCTAATGTATTCTGCTTGGTATCTTAACAATGCACAAAGGGATGCCTTATTTAGCGCAGGAGAGAAAATATTTACTGTGTATGCTTTAGGAGAAGCTAAGATTACCCTTAGAAACTTCCTTAAGTATAGTCATATAAACTAGGAGGAACTATGAGCCTATATGGTACACATAAAAATGTGGTATTCAGAAAGAACCATAGAGAAGTAAAACAGTTTAAGCTAGAACAACACTTACTTAAACATCCAACTGATTATCAGTCTGTGATTGCTAATGAGAAGCTCAAGAGTGAGATTTTCTACTTAGAGTACAGACTTAAAGAGATTACTAAGGAGATGGAGCTAGATGGCGAAGCGTATTAGAAAAGACCTAGTTCAGCGTATGGAAAACAGAATTATGGCTGAACACATTGTGGAAGAATTTGTTAGACAGCTCATTCATACTAATGACAGAGGAGGAGCTAAAGAATTTCTAGACACAGAGGACTTCTATCTACAGTTAGAGGAAAAAGAGGTTTATTGCTTTAGAAAATCCAATATTATAAGGCTAGATGGTGAAGAGTTTTTCTACGATTTTACCTATCTAACTAATTTGTGTTTGGGTTTACTAGAGGATAAATTTTAGGTATAATTATTATGACAAATGCTTATAAAATAGCTCAACAATATGTTGGTCAGTGTATTGACTTTGATGGGTATTGGGGCTATCAGTGTGTAGACTTAGTTGAGATGGTTGCAAGCCACTATGGATTCTTCATGGCTGGTGAAGGTGCTAAAGACTTAGGTGTTGCTAGTGATATTTCATCTTATGCAGATGTTATCCCTTACTCAAGTGGTATGGAACTTAGAGTTGGTGACATTATAACCTCTTTAGAGACTAGTGGGTATGGAGCTATCTATGGTCACGTAGTTGTATATGGTGGTGGAGACATCTCAAATGCACTACTAATTGAGCAAAACTTCCGTGAACAATGTACTGTGGAACATAGAAGAGCCTTAACTGGTTATGGCAATACATTGATAAATGTTATCCGTATTAAAGGTCAAGACAACTATGAGCCTACTAGTTCTGATGGAGCTTTAATTGGTAATGCTAAAGAGACAGAAAAGACCATTGCTAGAGACTTCTTTGAGATTACTTGTGATAAGGTAGAGGGAGTTAAATCCCCTGGCGATTCTACAGTAATTGAGACCTTCTATAAATGTAATAAGGTATCAGGTAAGATAAATGGTGAATGGCTCATCTATGACAAATATGATGGCTCTGTAGCCTATATCCCTGTATCTTGTGTGAAGAAGCTAGATGACTATTCTACCACTAAGAAGGAAGAGAAGAAGAAATATGACAAGCCTAATGGGTATGATTGGTTCACAGATAAGACTAGTGATGGTCTAGACCAATCAGGTACTCAAAAGATTTACTCATTAGCTCAGTTTATCTCTTTAGGTAGAATAAAGGAAGCTAATTATGAGTGGACTTACTCAGGAGGAGAGTCCTTCCCTAGTAATGTAAATGTACCAGGAAAAGGCTATAACGCTTATGGGTTCTTGTCAGATGGAGATGGTAATATAATTATGTCAGCACCAAGTTCTTTTGGTGATGTAATTGGTAAGGTTTACAATACTCCCTTTGGGTTTAAAGGTAAAGTGTACACAACAAATGATAAGACATCTTTTGATGTTTACGTGAGGTAGAAAATGGTATATAAGTTAGATGATGCAGATAAGCTCTGTGGAGTTACCTACATTGACTGGTCTAAGAAATACTCTAAAATCCCTAAAGCAACTTGTGAGACTATCAAGCAACAATGCTCTAGTGGAGGTGGAGGTTCTTCTGATGATTCAGTAGAACTTAAGTGTGAAGACCTTAAGAAGCTGATTCATGGTGAGGACAAGCCTAAAGAAGATAAACCAAAAGAGGATGAAAAGCCTAAAGAAGAGGAAACTCCTAGAGAAAATAATACTCCTGTGGAAAACAATACCCCTAGAGAAGAAACACCTTCTGATAATGTAGGTGGTAACCCTCCTACTGAGGAAAAGCCTACTACAGATGAAGTTACTCCTAAAGAGCCTGAACCTAAACCTTCTCCTAGAGAAGATGAAAACCCTACAGAACCTACTCCTGAACCTCCTGTAGCAGATACACCTAGAGAGGATACCTCAGAGGTAAATCTTCTAGAGCTAATGCCTAAAGTAGATGATAAGTTCTCTAAGGTTTATTTCAATGAGAATAGTGTAACATCTGTGGGAGAAAATAGTCCTGAAGAAAAAGTTGCTTTTGAAAATAGGATAATCACAAAACTTAAAGGTAAGTTACCTGAAGGGACAGTAGTAGAAGCTGTACTGAGTGAGCCTTTCTTCAAAGGAGGAAGTGAGTTTGTTACAGATAAGACTAACTATACTCTCCATGTTAGAGTTACTCTTAAAGGGAAAGTATATGAGCAAGAGTATAATGTACCTCATGAAGCTTTTGCAGTTCCTACTGATAGCATCTAGGAGGATAAATGGAAAGACTAATACTTAAACTTGTAGAAAATCAAACAGTAATGTCAGCAATTACTTTGCTGATTACATCAGCTTGTGGTCTAGGAGTTGCTTACCTTGCACACAAAAGAGACCAGTTAGTTGAGTTAAGCAAAGGAGCTAAACGTTCAAGTATTCGTTCAGAGTACCTTCAAATATATAACTCACATGACTTTACTGTGACTGAAAAGTGGGAGATGACAAGACCACTTGTGGATGAATATTTTGGTAATCTTCAAGGTAACCACTATATTCATGGATTGGATGAAAAGCTAGAATCATTGTATGAAAAGGAGAAACAACGTGGTAAACGTAGAAACGCATAAGATTAGATGGAATACTCCACAAGTAGGGTATGAGCCCTATCGACAAGTTCATGCACACTCTACAGGGAATAAAAATTCTACTGTGGATAATGAAGCAGATTACCATTTAAGAAGACCTATTGAGTCAGGGTTCTTTACACACGTTGTAGGTAATGGTAGAGTTCTACAGACAGCACAAACTAACCGAGGAAGTTATGATGTTGGTGGAGGATGGAACGCAGAGGCTTACGCTTCTGTTGAGCTAATTGAAAGTCACCAAACTGAAGAAGAGTTCCTTGTGGACTACAAATTGTATGTTGAACTCCTCCGTGAACTTGCTGTTGAAGGTGGTATTCCTATAACATTAGATACTGATGATTTAGCAGGAATTAAGACACACTACTACTGTACATACCATCAACCTAATAACAATTCAGACCACGTAGACCCTTACCCATACCTAGAAAGTTGGGGTATCTCTAAAGCTCAATTCAAGAGAGATATTGAGAATGGTATTGGAGCTACTGAGGGATGGAAAAAGAACTCTACTGGATGGTGGTATCAATATGCTGATGGTTCTTACCCTAAGAATAGATTTGCTAAGATTAAAGATGTGTGGTACTACTTTGATGGAAGTGGTTACACATACTCTAACAAGTGGATTAAACATTCAGATGGATTCTGGTACTATCTAGCTGAAGATGGTGCTATGGTGAAAGATGGATGGAAGAAAATCAATAACAAGTGGTATTACTTCCTTAAAGAAGGAGCTATGAAAACTGGATGGCTTAAGGACAAGGAAAAATGGTATTACTTAGATGCTGAAAAAGGTGACATGAAGACTGACTACATGGTAAAAGGTGCTAATGGTTGGTACTACCTTGATAAAGATGGTGTAATGGTAACTGATAAGACATTCACTGTGTCTGCTGATGGAGTAATTGGTACTGAAGTAAAGGAGACTAAATGACAAAGGTAAAGATTGAGCTTGATTGCTTAAAAGACCTATTGAAACGTGAGCCTATTGTTAAGGTTGTAGAAGAGCTTCCTGATAAGGAAACTGCTGACCTTAACTATATCTATGTCGTTCCTAAAGAAGGAGAAGGAAAAGATACTAAGGCTTATGTATTAAGACCTGACAGAAGTGGTTATGATGCTATTGACCTTACTCCTCAAGTTGTTAGTGTTCTTGGTGAAGGCTATATCACTGTGGAAAAGGAAACACTTAATGAAAATGGTGATGTAACTTTCACAGTCAAAACCAATGAGACTTTAAAAAGCTTACTAGACTCATTAGGTACTAAGAATGAAGAGCAGGATGGTAAGCTTACTAATCTTACTGATAGAGTTGTAGCTCTAGAAGGTAAGGAAGATAAGGACACTGTGTATGATGATACAGCCTTAGCTAACCGTGTGACTGCTCTAGAAGAGAAACCTGATAAAGATACTATCTATGATGACACAGAAGTTAAACAAGGTATCAAAGCTAATGAAAGTGCAATTCAAGGAGTTGAGAATGATTTGACTGCTCTCAGAACGCACACAGACTCTCGTCTTACAGCTTTAGAGGAAAAGGAAGACAAAGATACTATCTATGACGATAGTGAGCTTAGAGGCAAGATTACAGCCTTAGAGGAAAGACCACAAGGGTCAAGCTATGATGATACAGAACTAAAAGGTAGAGTCAAAGCCCTTGAGGATAAACCTGAACCTACTCCTTACAATGACAAGCCTCTTTCAGATAGAGTAACAGCCCTTGAAGGCAAGACTGATAATTTTGTGTCTAATGTTGGTGTATCTAGAGAAGGTAACACAGTAAAACTAACTTACACTATGGTCAATGGTTACAATAAGGAAGTAGAATTTACTGATAATGATACTGTTTCTATGGCTTATGATGACAGTGCCCTTAGAGGGAGAATTGAAGCCCTAGAGAAGAAACCTGACAAAGACACTGTGTATAATGACAGTGCCTTAAAAGAGCAAGTAAATGACCTAGGAAGTTCTGTTGCTAGTACTTTACATGACATTAGTGAGATTAGGTTAAACAATGAGCAAAGACTTAGTTCTCTTGAGTCTAAAATGGACAATGACAAGCAAACACTTGCCCTTGAAGGTAATACCCTAAGCATCTCAAATGGTAACTCTGTAGAGCTTCCTACACCTACTATTCCTACAGTTAAACCTACTGTGGTTACAACTGATTCAGAAGGGGTTAAAGTAACTCATTCTGAGACAGAAGATGCTAACACTTACAATGTAAACATCAATGGTGCTTTAGCTAACTACTATGATAAGTCTAAAACTTACACAAAGAATGAAGTTGATAACCTTATTGTTAAGCAAGAGGAAAAAGCAACTGATATTACTGTGTATAGAGGAACTTTCCCTAACAGAGATAAGGTTATTGAAGGAACTAGAGATGTAGACATCTCACCTAGAGTAACCCTTACCTATTCTAGTAGCACAGGTGTAGGTATTTTGAAAGCAGACTTTAAAATTCTTCAAGCTGTTAACCAAAATGACATAATTGCACAATTACCTGCTGATGCACCAACTCCTGCTGAACTTATTGAAGCTCAAGCATGGGTAGGTGATGTTGCTACATCCATTTGGATAGGAAAGAATGAAAGAGTAGTTAGAATTGTTGCTACAAACCAACCAAGCATCTTTAACAAACGTATCATCATCAACATCCCAGGTATCTTTAAGAAATAATGAGGTAACATAATGAAATTGAACAATGAAGTATATGATATCCTAAAATTCATTGTTACAACAGCACTCCCTGCATTTACAACATTTGCAGGGGTTGTTGGTGTTCAATTAGGATATGACATGACAACACCTGTTGTTATTTTAACTGCTTTAGATACTTTCCTAGGAGCACTTATTGGTCTTTCAAGTATCTCTTACAAAAAAGAAAATGAGTAACTAACATGGCAGATAACTGTTTGAGCAAAAACTGTGAATGTGAGAAAGTTGAGCCAAGACCAGAGAACTGTGCCAAGTTACTAGAATTAAATGACCTGAAGATTAGACCTGCCATGAGGAAAATTTCAACCTCTGACTGGTGTAATCTTCCAGAGGCAATTAGACAAGCTTTCTATGGGGTATGGTGTGTAATCAAGAACATTGTAGGGTTCTTATGCTATATCATTAGAAAGCTTGAGTGCCTTGAGCAAAAAGTAGATGCCATGTGTGCTGTAGCTAAGTGCCAAAATGAGGCTCTTATGGCTGTGGTAGAGAAAGCTAAAAATGACATGCTTAAGAATGTTACATTTACAATGCGCTCAAAAGGTTCATCAGTAGAAATTCATGGTGCAACTACCTACACAGACATTAAAACTTCCAATGATGGTTCATTTGAGCTTAAATGGAATATGGTGTGGAGTGGTACAGAACGTGGTACTGGTGTAGTAAGAGGTAAAATTGTACAAATCAATACACTAAATGAAGATAGCTCAATCAACTCACATATTGCAAAAATAGAGTTCACAGGTATTGAGTATAGTGGTGATGGTCAGGCTTATCCTGCTCAAGCATCATTCTCAATTAAGACCTCTAGTGGAACAACACACTTTACTAAATCTTATGATGTAGGTTCTAGTTGGACTGATAGCATTTCTGATATGACTATTGGAAAAGACTTTGTATTCAGACCAGGACAAGCAACAGTTCTAGAATTGTTTAACACTGCTGATGAATGGGTAGATGCTAATACTTATGGTAGTGTTGAAGCAAGCTATGTAAATGAAAATGAACCTAAACCACAACCTAAACCATGTGAGATTAAGTGTGATAAGTGTTAGGAGGTAACATGTCAAGTTGTAATTGTAACTGCAAAGACAGAAAGTTTAATGGTAAATGGTGTGACAACAATGAAGAACAGAATGACATTAAACGAGCTGGTGATATTGTAAAAGACTCTGAGCAGTGTGACATTATTCCTAACACCGAAAAAGGTATAGCCCTTGTGTGGTGTAGACTTAGAGAAATCATCTTAACTATCTGTGATATATTTAAGAGAATGAAAAGACTTCAAGAGAAAATGAAATATATCTGTGAAGTTCATAAATGTATCAATAGTAAACTAGGTGAAATGATAGCTAAGCCTGCTGTAGCTAAGGAAAACATTGACATAATTAGACGGTATGGTAATAAAGCACCTAACTCTAATGATGCACAAGCTGTTTACAATGAGGCACTTTCTTACTATAATGCACAAGTAGCTAGGTATGAAAATGCTAAACGTAGAATAGCAGAGATGCGTAGTGATAGCTCCAAGTATGAAGTTGATGATATTATCATTACAGGAAGACCTAATCCTGCAAGAGCAGGTTCATTTGATTACTATTCTAGACTAGCTATAGCTACTACAAAACCAGGTGTAGAATACCCTGTAGGTGGTATCTCATTTGGTAGTAATAGAGCTGTTGACTTTGTTGGAGGAGACCTTCGCCCAGGAGCTTATACTATTCTAAGAAATGTAGGGGTTACAAGTAGTGGTAAGGCTATTCACATGAAAGTAACATTTAAGTCAATGGATTTAAGCTCTCACGCTACAACTAGTGGTGCTTATGGTGAGAAAGAATGGCTCACTGTGAGGTCAGAGAGTGGTGCTGTATCAATCTCAATAGGTAACTTCTATAGAGTAACAGGTACATTTGACTTCTTTGATGATTCAGTAGCACCTTTAAATCTACTTACAGTAAATGTCGTGAATGACATTGACTATAAACAAGGGTTCTTTGTGTACTACAATAACAGTAGAACAATTTACTATAATCCTGATGGTTCTGGAATTATCAGAAAAGGTAAATATGCAGTAGCAGAAGAGAGCTATAATGCTAAAAATGAGAGCAGTATTCCTAAAGGCTCTTTAGTCTTTGCAGGAGTAGGTTCTTCTATTGATTGGGATATTATAGCTAATCATCCTGGAGTTACCTATATTGATGAGGATAACAACAGGGATACAAGTTGGATTATGAGTTTCTTTGGTAACTACTTTAAAGGTGAGGTTGTTGACTTACATGAGCCACAAAAACCAGTTAAACCTGAACCTCCACAAGAACTATGTAGTCTAACAGACTGTAACTTTGATTGCTTAGGAGATAAATAATGTCAGATTGTGTAAACTGTCAGTGTGAAGATATAGTGGTTGGTAAGACAGGTTGCCAATCACTCTTAGCACAAAATGATGACAAAATTAAAATGCACGCACTTGTCCTTAGAGACAGTCAACTGTGTGATATTGTAGACCAAACAGCCAAGTTTGCCTACTCACAGTGGTGCTTTAACAAAAATGTGTCTAATCAGCTTTGTTGGTTAGCCAATAATAGTGGTGGAGGAAGTGCTCCTACCTATAAAGCAGGCAATATGATTACCATCTCTCAAGATGGTACAATTAGCTTTTCAGGTACTATTCCTGAACAAGCACAGCCTTACAATGATTCAGCCCTAAGAGCAGAGAATGAAAAGCTCAAAAGGGTTTTAACAAAAATTATAAATAACTTGCAAGCTAGTGGAGCTTGGCAAGGTGGACTAGATGGAGACTTTGTACCTAACCGTAATATTGCTACAGGTAACATTAACTTGTTCAGTAATACTACTGATGGAGGACACTTTATCCGTACAAATAATGGAAGTACAGAGAATGACTTAGCAGGAGGAATTGGATAATGAGTTGTTATTCTTGTGGAGGAAATCCAAATACATTTTGTAGAGATTGTACCTACCCTAAAGACACTTGGATTGCTCCTGTGGATAAACTACCTGATACTTTCATGGGTGATTTTGACCACTTATTCAGAACTCCTGATGGTAATCTATATGCACTAGCTCCTGAGAGAGATAGATGGATTCGTGTCAATGGAGAAGCAGGTAACGCTGTTTCTTACAATGACACAGAACTAAAGAAAAGGATTACAGCCTTAGAAGGTAGAACAGATAATTTTGTTTCAGGTATTGGTGTTTCTAGGGAAGGTAGTAAGGTTAAACTTACTTACACATTTATTGATGGTACTCACAAAGAGGTAGAATTTGAGGACAAAGACACTAAGTCTATTGCCTATGACGATTCTGCTCTTAAAGCTAGAGTATCAGCTCTAGAGACTAAGACTGATAAGGATACTGTTTATGATGATAGTACACTTAAGGCAAGGGTAAAAGCACTAGAAGATAAACCTGCTCCTACAATTCCAAAAGAACCTGTTCACAGATTTTACAATGGTGATATTCCAGGAGCAGGTAATCCTGCTGATATAAAGACTGTGAGCAAAAATAACTTCAGAAATCCTGATGGAATTAAAGCAGGTGATACACTAGAAGATTTTGCTACAGACTCTAATAGTGTTAGTAGAGGTATTTGGAAGGTATTAGAGGTTAATGGAGATAATGTAAAAGTACAAGGTATTGGTAATTATTTCACTAACCTACGCAAGAACTTAAATTACAATCCTGACACAAAACAATTATCTATTGATGGTGGTAACACAATCACTTTACCTAGTGACAAACAAACCATCTCTAAACAAGGTAATAAACTCATTCTATCTAATGGTGGAGGAGAAGTTGACCTACCACAACCAAACAATGCAGTAGCTTATGATGATAAACCTTTACGTGATAGATTAACTGCTTTGGAAGGTAGAAGAGACAATGACAACCAAACCCTTACACTTAATGATAGAACCCTATCAATTTCAAATGGTAATTCAGTGACACTACCAAGTGATAAGCAAACTATTTCTAAGCAAGGGAATAAGCTTGTGTTATCAAACGGAGGAGGGGAAATTGATTTACCTACTCCAAAAGACTCTGTGCCTTATGATGATACAGCATTGAGAAATAGGGTTAAGGCTTTGGAGGATAAACCTGCTCCTGCTAAACAAAAATTATCCCTTTCAGGAAATACACTATCTCTTACAGATGGTGGCTCTGTAACCCTACCTGACAATAATCAACCTGTGCATAGATTATACAAAGGTGACATTCCAGGTAGAGCTGAGGCATTTACAGTAGTTACTGTAAGTAAGGATAAATTTGTAAATCCTGATGGTATTAAAGTTGGAGATACTGTAGAGGACTTTTGGTCAGACCAAAATACCGTCAATAGAGGTATATGGAAAGTTACAGGAATCCAGGGTAACCTTGTCAGAGTACAAGGAGTACACAACTATGATACAAATCTGCGTAAAAACCTTAACTTTAATGCTAATACACGAACTCTATCAATAGATGGGGGTAATAATGTTACTATTCCTAACTATAATGATGCAGACATTAAGCGTAGACTTGGTGTGCTTGAATCTAAACCTGATAATGACAAACAAACATTGTCTATTAGTGGAAACACACTATCTATCTCAAATGGAAACTCTGTGAATATTCCTCAGCCTAACCTATCAGGATATGTTCCTATTGCTGAGTACAACAAGTTAAAAGGTGCTTTAGAGAAGTTACTTACTGACCTTAAAGGTTCAGGTGCTTGGAGACAAACTGGTTCTACTGTGTTTGAAGGTTCACTTGACCCTAACAGACACTTGGCAACAGGTAACATTAACTTATTCAGTAATACTACTGATGGAAATGCCTTCATTAGAACTAACAATGGAAGCACAGAAAATGACCTTGCAGGAGGTATCGGTTAATGGCTAGTTGGAAAGATGGTGTAGGTCAGTATACCTGGGGAACTTATAGTAACCGAGGAGACCATACTAAAATATATGTGGTAGGTGGGCCTGAAGGTGGAGGTAGTGATTACTTCTACATCTCTGAGGAAGAAATGCAAGCACTCAGGGCTAGGAACTTTGGTACAGGGGTTCACTTTTGGTGGGAAGGTAGTATACTAAAAATCACAATCAACTTGCTTATCCTTACAGCAAGAGAGGACTTTAGAGTTCTTACTGGTGAAAGGGTAAAGTATGTTGGTGATAGTAGTGCTGACTATAACTTCTTTGCCAATATCCAATATCAAACTAGGGATGGTCAATGGCATAAGCTAGGAGACCACTTAGTGAACACTCACTATGGTGGAGAGCCTATCTACCCTAAAGAAGGTTGGGATACACAAAAATCAGGGTATTTGTGGAATACATTCTCATTCCCTGACATTAACATTGATGATGTTAAACAATTCTCTCTAGGTATTCATGGTGACTATGATGAGGTAGGTAACTGGGTTTACTACCCTATTGAAAAGATTAAACCTGTTAAGAAGAAGGTTACTCTTAAGGTAAAATACGTTGATGCTGAGTCAGGTAGAGAGCTTGCTTCTCCTGTTGTGTATAGCTTAGATGCTGGTACTAGTCATAGAGAAGATGCTAAAGACATTCAAGGTTACACTCCAAGTCAGTCATTCTTCCAACTTAATATCAATGAGAATACAGAATACACTTTCCGATACTATAGGAATAGAGAGTATAGAGATGTTACTGTTGAATATGTGGAAGAAGGTACTGGAAGAAAGCTAAAAGCTGATACAGTTATGCCTAGACAAGAGGTAGGTACTAATGTATCTGCTCCTGCTCAACCTATAGATGGTTATCACCCAGATAGTACATTTAAGACTATCTTGGTTGGTAAAGGAACTAATGTCATTAGATTTATCTACTCTAGAAATATCACTTATATCAGACCGTGGGCTATTAGAAAAGCAGGTGTATGGAAATCATTCACAACCAATAGCACAAACATGATTAAGCGTGTAGGAGGTTCTTGGAGCAAGAAAGATACTTCAATGGACTCTTCTCTAGCAGGAAGAGATAAGTCAGCTAGTGACACTAATGGTAACAAATCTGCAAGCTATATCCGTAAGAGTGGTAATTGGAAGAGACAAGGAAAGATAGGTAGCTGATGGTAGCAACTGATAAGAAAGAAACAAAACTTAATGAAGCATCCTTCACAAGCTATAAAGACAATGCAAAAGACCATTGTTGGTATGATAGCTGTGACTGTGATGATATTCCTATAGCTGACTGTAATGCTCTTGTGGAGGAAAATAACAAAGGAGTAGGTAGATTCGCTTGTATGGCAGAATCACAAAAATGCTATAATCCTAAGTTCTTTAGTTCCTTCATTAAGAAGTTAGCTTGTCAGCTTAACCACTACATTGAAAACATCTGTGCCTTATGGGATATGGTTCAGTGTATGGGTGAATACCTAGCAACTATTGGAGATATGGGTACAGTTCAAGTAAACTATGCTAGAAACTCTGCTGTATCTTCTGCTACGTTCCTTTACCCTATCACCAAAGAGTATGATGTATCTCTTTACATGGACTCAACTACAGGTGTTGACTTTGATAGTGATGACAAGCGTAGAAAGCTTACAGACAGAAAGTATAGAGTATACATTAGATGGTGTGCTGATGGTACAACACTTAAAGCCAATGAAGACAACACAATGCAGTTTGTGGTATATCACAGTGGAGAAAACTACACAGATGATATGCTTAAACAGCGTTCAGTCCATTGGCAGATGACAGGAGTTACTGATGGTGCTATGGAAATGAGTGACACACTTATTATTCCTGAAGGACAATACCTAAAGGTTAGAGTAGTTCCTGATAACAACGCAAGTGGAGTGTTCAGAGTTCACCAATTCAAGGTTGAATATGTTCCTGTGGTAGATGGTAAGGACTTACCTGACTGTCTCAAGTTCACAGAACAACCTAAGAATGATTGTGAATGTAAATAACAAAAAAGAGCCTTAATTGGCTCTTTTCTTTTTATACTATTAGACCTATTTGTATAGGCTTAACACTTGAATTATTTACATAATAGCATCTATTTTGTAATTTATGGGTGGATAATGTAGGAAAAGCTGAGTGGAAATACATACTATTTGCTGAATCACAAATGAATAATTCCTCTTCCATATTACTTATTTTAAAGGCTGTACCTATTGCATGAGGATACTCTAACATAACTACTCTTCTGCATGATAAGGCTCTACCCCTCAGTAAGTACTTATTCAATTCTTCAACTGTAATCATAGGTAACCTCCTTAAACCTTTAGTCCTACAGAATCAAAGACAACATAGTGAGGTAATACATATAATACCATATTATGATATGGGTGATTGGGTTTAAACACCCTTGACCCTGAGTGGAATGAATAAGCTACAGTACCTTCATCCCTAATGAAGAAGTCATGTATATGAGCACTAGTACCTATGTAATAACCTTTATTATATGGTGAATCTACAAGGGTAGCTCTTTTGATATACTCTACATGACCTTCAACTAGGTATTTTTCTATATCTTCAGCAGTAATCATACATGTAACCCCTTTGTGTGTTCCCCCCTAATAAACATACCTCTGTGATTAGTGGTTAAAATATCACCAGTCTCATCAGTCTTGTTCACAAACCAACATCTACCATAAGCCCTTTTATCATCAAATATACCTTCATGGAAGAAGTACATATCTTCTGTTAAAGATTCAGTGTCAATAACAGGTTTATCTGCTATGAATAAATACTTATCACTACTTATGCCACCATCAAGTTCTACAAGAGTACCTTCTATTCTATCTGATATATATGGGTGATTAAGTGAGCCATAACCTACAGCTTTTGGAGTATATTTATGCCAACCTAAATTTATTTTCCATGTACTAAGAACACCATTACTAATCATTATTTCTTACCTCTTATATATCGTCCATACAGAGCTTGATTACCTTTAAGCCCTAAAGCCTTTTCAGTATAAGCAACAAAGCCTGTTCCTACCATTGTAGGGTATAGGCTATTTTGTTCTGCTCTAATATTTTTACGCTTCCTACGTAGTTGTTTTTGCTTCTGTGGGTTACGTGTAGATGCGACAGCTTGACCTAGTTCAATATGTCTCTTCTCAAGCTGAATATATAGGTCAGAAGCCTTTTCAGGACTAATCTCCTTCACACCATTCTTCATAATACCATAGCTCCTCTCCATTACGTTTTAGGATAATGTCAACATCACCCTCATTAGTTCTTGTGTAATTTCTATCATCACCAATCCATTCACGGACAAATTTGTTACGTAGAACATAGCTATCCACCTCTACTGTGTGGTAGCAATTTCCTAGTTCATCAATCCTTTTCAGAATCCACTTCTTTTTTATAGTAGTCATACATGCTCCTTGCAATCACTAATCCATTTATTCTTCGTTTTACCTTTGAGTCTTCTCTTAGCCTAGTTAGGATACCTTTTTGGTTAAAGGTAAAGTACCGATAGCCTATAAGCATCTGTGTAACATCATGTGGAAGTATAAGCCTTTCCTTATTATCAAGGAATCTTTGTTCTACATACCAATCCATGATAACTTGTGTGAACTCCTTATAGGCTTTAGTTGAGTAGCTTCTTCCTGTAATCTGCTTATACATATCTCTAGCTGAATCAGGAACACAAGGTATAAAGTCAATCCTAACCTCTAACTCATTGATATAGCTAAAGTCAGATGCTAGTTGATAAGCTGTAGCATACTTAATCCCATATACCTTCTCAAACTCATAGAAGTGTCTAGCAATCTCAGAAGTCTTCCATCTATAGAAGTTATCTTTAGGTAGCTTATCAAGGAAGTCACAAGCTACAGCCAATAGAAATTCTCCTCTGGCCAGTCCTGTGATACCTGTCCTAGTTAGTGGAGTATGGTACTTGTTTTCTACTATAGTTGTTTCCCTATTAAGGTACTTGGCCAGTTTATGTAAGTCTTGTAACTCAAATACCTCTTTCTTGTTAGAATACCGTCTAACAATCGTAGTGTCTCCTACAAGTCTATAGATGAGCACAGTGAGCAGTTTATCCCTTAAGGGTACTGGATGGTTGTTAAGAGTTCTAATCATCACCTGTGACATGTCATCAAGGTATTTTAAGTTGTTAGGGTAGTGTCTACGTGCTAGAGGTCTATTATTCAGTTCTACAAGACCATACTTATGCTCAAAGGCATCTCTTCGCATAAGTATGTATTCTTTGAAAGTTGTAAGGTTTACTTGCATGTCTTCCTCCTAGGTATGCACAATGTCTTAGCTAAAGTCAGCAAAAAATGAAAATTTATAGAAAGGATAAAATAATTTATGAATATAGGCACGCTATTCAAACTAATGGAGATATATGAAACTAGACATTGTGCACACTTAGGAAGGAGCTATGCTCCTCCTAGAAAGGAATAAATATACCATCAAGGCAAAAATCATGACCGAGGGAATTACCCTCACAGAAGTAATAAGTTGTTAGGGTTGTGATACTCCTATTTCATTTGGGAAAACACAAGAAGACTATAGGATGCTTAAATATTTATGTGTTGTATGTTTTCTCTAGTTACTCATGATATTGTCACAATCGAAAAGTTTATTTAATGGAAATCACTATACTTATTACCTCTGTGAGAATAGTAGCTGAATTGTTAATTAGAAATAATTTCTTTCTTTATTTGTTTTAAAGATTTTCAGCTACATCCTCTAGACTAATACCTTTTTAGGTGTTTAGTTACTCTGCATCAGACCAATCGTCATCATCTTCATCATCAGAAGTTACATCAGCATCTTCTTCATCATCTGAGTCTTCTAGTGTGAAGTAATTGAATACATTCCATGTAGGTTTGTCATTATAAGGTTCTCCTTCAGCAATGATGATTCCTACATATTTACCTTCCAATTCTGATTCTTCAACAGCTTCTTCACCTTCAAGACCACAAGCCTTAAGGATATTGAATAGCTGTTCACGACCAATCTTATTGTCAATGATTCGTCCTGTAATTGTATTAGGCGAGTTCTTACCAAACTCTCCCTTGAATACAATTTCAAGCATGTCTAGACCTGATTTAGATACTTTCTGAGTTACTCCTTGGATAAGAGCCTCATATTTACCTGGTACATAGACTGTTTCTGCTTTTTCTGTTGGTTTAATACGGATTGCTACCATTATTCTTTATCTCCTTTTAGTTTTGACTGAGTTGTTCCATCTGTAAGCCCTACAAGCATTTCCCATGTAGCATTAGTTACTGTGTCAGGGATAGCCAAGTCAGGCTTACGTGTCACCTTAAGTGTATAGATAGGGTTACCTGCTAAACGTACTTGATAGAAGTCTTTAACCTTCTTCTCACCCTTAACTACCTTAGACTTAGTTACACGCTCTGTGTGACCAATGATACGTGCTGATGCAGTCAAGTGACTAGCTAGTGAAGGCATTAAGTTAGGAATAACTTGAGCAGGAACATCTTCATCCACAACATCTTCAATGTTGATAGACTTTTCTTGACAGATGACATACACATTCTTACCTTCATAAGATAGGCTTACTAGCTCATCAATAAAAGCTTTTAATAGTGTATTAGCCTCACCATACATAGGCAATGTCATCTTCTTAGAATTAGCTGACTTCATTAGATATTTGTAGCAAAGTTCTTGAACATTAGTCAAATGGTCAACAGCAATACTGTCAAAGTCTTTAGCATAAGACAAAGCTTCTAATACATCATCCCAAGTAACACACTCAGCTACAGAGAAACGGTCATCTTGTGACACAGAGGCTAAGCCTTTATCTGTATCAAGGATAAGTACATTCCCTGGTAGAGTGTTAATGAATGTAGTCTTAGAACTACCTGGTTTACCATACAATACAGTTAATGTATGTAAGCGTACCTTGTTAAGTTTTTTAATCTTCATGGTTTTCCTCCTTACTTACCAGTAGAACCATATCCACCACGGTCTTTATTACCTAGGTGAATTACTTCTACAAATCTCAGAGTAGGTTGATTCTCCAAGATTCTGAATTGACATAATCGTTGACCTTTTTCTACCCTACCATCTTTGGTAGCATAGAACTTAGCACCCCAATAGTCATTATCTCCACAGAATGAGTTGTCAATAATCCCCATACTGTTTGTGAGTAATAGTCCTGTATGTTGGAAAGTGCTTGAGCGTGGTAGAAGATGAGCCTCAAAGCCTTTAGGTAGCTCCATAGCCACACCAAAGTCAATAATCACTGTGTCTCCTGCCTTATACTCAATATCTGTGTTAGATGCTAGGTCAACCCAATCACCTACACTAATATGTTTAATAGGACTAACTAAGTCATCCCTAGTTTTAACCTTAATTACATCCTCATGATGCCATACCTTATAAGTTACAAAGAACTTACCTACAAAGTATAGAGCAATCATAAGAATTATGACTAATTCTGTCTTTGTCACTTAGATGTCTCCTCCAATTCATCAATCATATCATCTACTATACTAATCATATCCTCACAGTATAATGTATAATTAGTTTTTCCTGTAGTTTGTGAGGCAATCCTCATAAATATAAATTGCTTATTAGAGAAGTCTTTTACTTCACCAGGAACTATTAGATAATACTTCTCTGAGTGGTAAATAGTACCTTTTTGTACTTCCTCAATAGCCTTTTCTAGAAATACCTTAGCCTTCTTAAGGTCTTCAATACCATTTTTATATTTGTATCTCCACACATACTTAACAGCAGATGCAATCAATGGGTCAAGTCCTGCTTTTATCCAAAAATCCCAACACTCTAGCTTGTTCTGTGTGTAGCGTTTAGGGTTTACAATATCCTCTTTCATTTGTCCTCCCTAGTTATCACATATACATAAGCTAATATTAGTAAGCAAAGTAAAAACGTAGCTGTGTTATCATCCATTGTCTAACTCCCTTACCCTTACCTTAAGGTCAACAAGGTCATTCTCAGCTCTCAGAAGCTCTACATAACGTTTAGCTGATAGTGACACAGAGGTTACTCCATCAATCCCTGCAACAAGGTCTTTGAAGTTACGCTCACCTTCTATATCACGCTTAGCAATCCTATCTTCTAGATACCTATTAGACTGTTTGTACATCTCAATATCTTCTTCAAGCTTGTGGTTCTTATATACCTGAACCATAAGGAGAATAACACTACCTATGATAAGTGCAACAGCAATACTAATATCTTGATTCATTTACTAAACCTATAGTGCTTCACTAGGAAGCCTTCACCTTTCATTGTTACTACAACATTATCATCAATAAGCTTATCAGATAATCCTGTGTAGACGGTATCTCCCTTAAAGTCACCCTCTATATAGCTCACAACAGCTTCGTCACAGTGAGCTTCAAATTGTTTGAAGGTATCAGCACCTCCAATAATCCACATGTCCTTATCACTCTCATTGTAGAAGTCAATGACCTCTTTAACTGAATGAGCAATATACACATCAGCATCATCATAACCTTCAATCTCATCTCTGTGAGTTAGGACAATGTTGATTCTATTTCTTAGAGGTTTACTTCCTATGGACTTCCATGTAGAATAGCCCATAACAATAATACCACCTGTTGTTTGGTTTTTAAAGTAGTTCAAGTCTGACTTGTTAGACCAAGGGAGTTTACCCTTATTGCCAATCAAACCTTTACTATCTTGTGCCCAAATAAATTTAACCATTATTTTCTTTCCAATAGACAATAGCTGTATAATAGAAGCTAAGACCCATTTCACTAGCAGATAAACTTATCCTTACATCTTCTTTAAATCTGATAAATCTATTTATATCATCTTCTAGTGAAAATCTATCATCATTTCTGAATATTTTACATTTCATATAAAGTAAAGGATACACAGACTATCCATGTAGCCTCCTCCTTAATTAGTCTTCTACTGGAACTAGGAAAGCTTCGTGGTTGAATTGAGGGAAACGTTCATTAATTTCATCCATTGTGAACTTACCTACTTTGTCTGTACCTTTACCTAGTACATCAGATTCTTCTGTGAACCCTGAAAGTTCTCCATTTGCATTGATAGCAATGTAAGGAGCTTTTACGTTACGTGGTTTCTTACCAATGTAAATAACATAACGTTGTTCAGAAGGAGCTTTAACTTCTTCTTTGTATTGTGCACCTGTTAGGTCAATACCTAATGCTTGTGCAAGGTTGAGTAGTAATTCTTTATTGTCAGCCATGATGCCAACCTCCTTAAAATATTTTGTAGAGGGTTTATTGTGATTCTCTCTACCACCACATAAACAGTTTACCAAAAACGTGTTACTTTGTCAATACCTTTTTTAAACTTTTTTGAAATTTTTTTCAATAAATTCATCAAGGTCTTCTGTAATGTCTCCAATATACACTTTGTAGAAGTAATCATAAACGTTAGGTTGTCGCTTAGTTGGAGGAACATACAATCGTAAATCAGGATTTTTAGCAATCATTGAAGATAACTCACAGAATTGCTCATACATGTCCTCACAACGGAATTTATTGTAGTTAAATTTAACATGCTTAACTCTATAAGCTCTTCCAACAAGCTTCTCTTTAGGGTTTACACACTCAAATGAGAATTCTTTAACCTTATAGCCTAGATTGGTCATAACCTGCATATACATGTTTGCTTGTAGACTATACTTAAGTTTATCTACTTGTGGTGCTTCACTATATGTCTTATAGTCAATTAGAGACACAGTGCCATCACCATTATCAATCACAGCATCGATATAGCCTATGAACTCATGACCATTAGGTAGGTCAACCTCAATCTTCTTCTCAGTCTCAATGACTTTAGAGAAGTCTACAGTCTCTCCACTACTTAGGTAACGCTCAATAGCCAATAGACCTGTCATTCGTGCTTCATCAGAGAAAGGTGAGTGTTCATGCACAGAGAGTGCTAGATGCTTTACCTTCTCCTCAGAAAGCTCTCCATTGTGGTCAGCCATAATCTCCATAGCTGTGTGGAAAATAGTACCTCTATCCATGTACTTAGTACGTGAAGGGTCAGGTAGTTCTTTATACTCAGCTATGTATTTACACCAATGTTCCCAGGGATTTTCTAGGTAAGTGTTCAATCGTGATACACTAAATCTCATAAGTAAATCTCACTTTCTGTGTCTTTATAAATTGAATATACTTAGTGTTTACTTGAACAGTATATAACTGCTTTAGTTTTTCATCTAAAATAACTATAGATAAAGGATTACCCATAAAGAAATTATGTTCCAAGTCACTCTTTTCCTTATCAGTCATAAAGCAACTCAAGCTCTCATTACTACCTAACTTTAGGTAAACCTCATAAAGGTTATTACTATCTTCTCCTAGCTTCTCTAGTAGTATATCTGCCTTAGAAGAAGTATCATAAGCAACTGTCACAATCAGTCCTCCAATTCTTTAGCAAACTGCCAAGCCCATGATAAATGAGACTCCTTAATCTTGTCTTCTGTAAGTTGTTGCACAGACTGTCTTGAGTGCTTAATGAGCTTATCCATAGAGAGATAGTTATGAGTATCTAAGAAAACTTCTCCTGAACAGTTTACAGCTAACCTATTATACATACCTTTACCCACAGGGATAGCTACATAGTAGTATGTTTCTTTAATGGTGTAACCATTTTCCCAAGCATCAATGAATGTAATTCTATTTCTACTTGACTTGAACCATTCTTTAATTTTAGGTAAATCTGACTGTCTTGCATAGTTATATAAGCAATACTTATCTACTAGGAAGCTTCTTACAAAGTCTACATTTGTCAATTTACAATAATCAATCCAATGAGCAATATAGTCAGGAATTTCTACCTTCTTTACCTTAATAGTATTCTCCATTGCTTCATCAAATCTTCCTTGCTCATAACCATCATGGTATGTTTTTGACATAACATCACTACCAAGTTCAGAAAGAATTTCTTTAGTCCATATAATTCTAGAATTATTGTCTAGACCTTCTATCCTTCTAATTACTTTCTTAAGAGTAATATTGAATTTTCCACTATCATATACCATAAACAAACTCCTTACTTGTTATCTAGGTGAAATATTAAAGTATCAAAACGCATACCTAAAGACTCATCAACACTAGTCCTCTGTGTACGTTCTGTGTTAAGTTCCTTACGTAAGCTTTTTACCTCATGGTCTAGCTCATTCATCCTCTTCCAACTCAGACAAATCACTAGAATTGCTACCAATGTCAGTAACCCACTTACCATAAAGAACAGCTTTGAGAACATCTTTCTCGTTGTCTTTTGTGATAAATCCATCATTATCCAATTCCTTTACTGTATCTACCACACCAAGATTGTCCTTCTTACATTTAATCACAGCTCTGGCAACCTTAGTGTCTAGTGTAGGTATTCCCTCATCCACATATTTGAATAGGTCTACCTCAAAAATGTTAGATAGCTTCTTTAGATTAGAAGGAGAAGGCATATTTTCTCCCTTTTCCCATGTTGCTATCCTAGAGTTACCAACGTAACCCATTCTTTTTGCTAGTTGCATTTGTGTCATTCCCTCTGAAATGCGCAACTCTCTTATTCGTTTTCCCAATACGCTCACTTATAGTAAACCCTACTTTCTTTTCATCTTTTCTCATAGGCTTAGAGATAACCTCTTCCTTTGAGATAAAGTCAGTGTACTCAGGGTAACTATTCTTAAGCTCATCAACTACTTCAGATGATACTGTGAACTTATTAGGTTCTACAGTCCATCCTGTGAATCCATTGTCATACTTGCATAGGTAGTGACCTGAGGGTAGTTTAATGTAATAAACTTCCTTAGTGTCCTTCTTAAGTGTATATGCTCCACAGAGTATTGCTCTACCTACTCTATCGACAATATCATCTATATCAGAGAAACTTTTACCTTGCATAAGGTCTTTTCTCCAAGATATAAACTCAGTAGTCTTAGCTTTAAGTACATAGTTTAGATAGCCAAGAGCACTAACTTTTTCTTCTACCGTACTCTTACCAACTCTATCTACAAAACGTGCTTCATAATAATCTAGTTCAGGAATCTCTACCTCAACTTTTACTGTCTTAACACTTGAGTCAACTTCTTTGACTGTATCATCAACTTTGTTATTAGGAATTTCTTCACTTTCCATAACTTTCTTAATTTTATCTTCTACTTCTAAAAAGTCACAGTATTGTTTTACTTTGTTAAATGAATCTATTCTAATTGAATTTAAACCTTGTGATAAAATCTTAGTTAATGTTTGAGATGAAATACCAATCTCCTTACTTAACTCAGCTTTCGTCATAGTCTCTAAACACTTGAGCAATTTGTCTTTCATTTTAAATCCTTTCCTTATTATGTATACTAGTATACATCACTATAGGATATTTGTCAATAGAAAAATTGAGAAATAATTAAAAATTTTTAATTATTTCCCATCTTCCTTAAGTTGGTCAGTTAAGCAAGCACTACATGGAGTAACTTCATACCCAAGAAACATAGCCAAAACTTGATTGGCAATACGTGACTGCTCAATAAACACAGACTTAACATCATCATTGGCTAGGTCTACTTGCCAAGCTTCAAAGGCAGTGATTACAGCCACTAGAACATGCTTCAGTAAGCACCAAAGGTCAGGGTTACCCATTTCATTGGCTTGACCCTTAAGAAGCACCATAGCTCTCCTACGCTGTTCTGTGACCTGTTGAAGAGTATTAGTTACTTGATGCACACGTTCCTTAGTGTCATACACAGCAATTCTATCCTCTTCTGTTTGGTCTTCTTGACCTTGCTTATACCAATACTTGATTTGGTCTTCATACTTACGCACAAGGATTTCTAGGTGATACTCACTAGCCCCTAATTGCATAATGTTTGTGATAATGTCTTCTGTTATTCCCACAGAGCTATTCTTATTTACTATTACCATTTACTAATCCTCTATAGTAATACCTCACAAAGTAGGTATTCTTTGTCAATTTAAAGGCTCTTTCATAAAAAGCCAATGCTCTCTCACTTGTGAAAAACTTGTGCTCTTCAACAAGCTTACCATCAAAATACTCATCAACTATAAACATCTTCTCGGTATCCATTACTAATAATGAATCTTGCTAGTGCTTCTGATTCCTCTGAATGAGTTGGATAGTGAATAATAAGCTGTTCACTCTCATCACCAAAAGCATAGGTGAAGGCTATATTGTGAGATACATACTGTGTCTTCATGTGAGTTACAGCAACCATTCGCCTTACTGCAAAGTTAATCTTAGCAGGAAGTCTAAAGTTTAGCTTGTAAATCTCATCATAGCTAGGGAAGGAAGGTATCTTAGCCTTATACTTACGATTAAGATACCTAATTCCCTTGATAAAGAAAGCAAGTACGTATTCCTCACCGTCTACACCAATTTCATAGCAAGGGTCATAGTCAATTTGGTTTTGTATGTAATGCTCAGGGTCAAGTTTAAAACATTCCCTATTGAAATCTCTTAGTTGTAAATAGTCTTTCTTTGAGTAAGCAGGTTTATCATACAAATACATCAATGTCCTCCCCAACATTGAGAAACTTCTACATCTGCAATAATAGGTATAGGTTTCTCTAATCCCCCTAATACTGAGGGATTTTCCATCATTTCTTTTAGTACAGGAACAAGCTCATCTACATAATCATCTCTAATCTCAAAGAGAATCGCATCATGCACAGAGCCTAAAACATTGAACCTAGAGTGGTCAAGCTCTTCACTGAATACAATGTCAGCTAAAGCACTAGTACACAAGTCAGAACCAAACCCTTGTACTGGTGAGTTAATTGCTTGTCGCTCATCTGCTGAGCGTAAAGCAAAGTTATTACTATGGATATTCTTAAACCATCTTTTTCTTCCAATAGGCGATTTAATATATCCATAAGTGCGTGCATAGTCCTTACACTCTTCATGCCATGTAAGTAGTGTAGGGTAAGCATTAAAGAAGTCTGCTCGGATTTTCTCACTATCCTCTTGTGTAAGGTCTAAACCATACCCTTTAGCATAGGCAATAAATGTTTTTGCAACCATTCCATATAGAAAGCCAAAGTTAGCACTTTTAGATTGAGTCCGTCTTCTTTTCTGCTCTTCATGACTTAAACCACTAGTGTCACCAAACAAAAGCTCTGTAGTCTTACTGTGCAAGTCACTTCCTGATTGGTAAGCATGTTGCATGTTCTCATCACCTGCTAACCAACTGGCCACACGAAGTTCAAGCTGTGAGTAGTCCAGTTCTGCCAACTTCCATCCTGGTCTAGCCTCAATTAGATTACGAACATAACTGTCCTGGGGACACTGTTGGATGTTTGGATTGCTACATGTAGTTCTTCCTGTTCTAGCTGTAATGTTAAAGCTAGGGTAAATCCTGCCATCTACTTGTAGACTTTCCCAAGACTCAATAAATGTAATGAGCTTTGAGATACGCTTATATTCAAGTAAGGTGTCTACACACTCATTACCTACATAGTTAGATAGGGTGTCAATTCCTACTGAAGGTGCTCCTTTTTCAGTACGCTCCATTACCTTAAGTCCTTGACCATAACCAATGACTACAGGTTTGAAATGTTTCTGCAAGTTTACACTTACTTTGAAAATGTATGGATTCTTTTCAACATATTCTTTCTTGAAGGCATTAGCCTCTTTCCTTGTAGAAAACTCTCCTAGTTCTATGGACTTACCATCAACTGTTTTCTCAGTAACCTTAAATGTATCGTCTAACCTCTCACCGTCTTGTCTATACACAGGTTCATCTTTCTTTGTGAATAAGATGCTGGCAACTTGTTCATTTGAGTTCCAGTTAATGTCTCCATAAAATAAAAGCTTTTCCTTGTAAGGTCTTAGGTCTTCCTGTAACTTTTCAAGGACTTCATGTCTTTTAGGGCTGATAGGTACTCCACCTTTTTCAATCTCATAATAAGCCTTATATGCTCTCATTTCATGCTTGAATACCCTAAATAGCTCTTCTTTTCTGACTTTCTCTTTGAAAATCTTCATAAGCTTCATAGGATATAGGACATCATCAAGAGCATAACTTTTCAACTCATCTGTGATAACTCCTGTCTTAGCTTGTTTAGAAATATCATAGTCTACATGGAAATACTTTCTAGTAAGTCCTTTAAGGGTAAGGTCTTCCTCTCCACAGATATGAGCCAATACTAATGTATCAATGTGAAGGTTAAGTGATACTCCAGTCTTTTCATACAAGAATAGCAAGTCAAACTTACCATTGTGAGTAACTAGCTTACACTCTTTGAGCTTTTTCATTAGCTTGAGCTGTCTTTTAGCTCCTAACCTATTCCAATCAAAGAACTTTCTTGTGTACTCACTTGTTTCTGTGCTAGTAAATCCTATCTGAATAGAGGTTATTTCATTTCTGTGTCTATCAAGTCCTGTTGTCTCAATATCTAGGCAGACTAGTTTTTCTGTATTGATTAAATCTAACATCTACACACCTAGAGCGTAAGCTCTCTCTAGGTATAACATCCTAGAAGCCTTTCTTATTGCTTGATTTCTCTTACGGACAATCACAGGTCTTTCACCTTCTTCACACTCAGCAAAAATGTCAGGTACAGTAGGCTCTTCCTTCTTAAGGTATTTTTCAATAAGTTCTGCATATCCAGGCTTATCTTTAAACCTTGTGATACCATTAGTATTATTCACAGCATACCATTGAAGCCATGTAGCCTCTTCTTCAGATAAGCAAGGAAAGTTAGGTATAAGGTCAGCAGGTGGTAAACGTAGCTGTCTGATAGCTCCTGCAACACTTGACCGTCTAGGTGTCTTTGTAATGAAGGTATAGATATAATCCTCAAAGTGCATCTCTCTGCTTTGTAGGTCTGCATCAATTAGCTCAATAAAGGTCTTATACACTTCAGAATTGGACTCTTCCATGCACCTATCATACCACTTAGGAGTTCTATATTCTTTAGGGAATCTAGGCATCAGACTTCTCCTTTTTGCTTATCTTACCAAAACTAGCTTCCTTCTCCTCGTAGTCACTCTCATCTTTTCGTGAGTAAACCTTACAGCCCATGTTATCATCAACCACAAGGTCATAGACATCTCCTGACTTGTGATTACGGAAATAAGTAGTAAGTCTACTTGAATTGTGAGTTTTACGTTGAAGGAGAATCATAGACTCATACCAACCTTCAATGAAGGCAGAACCATACATATCTGAGGTCTGAATCTTAGCTCCACGTTCTAGCTTTCTACTGTGGTGAATCAGCATTACAGCGCATCCTGTCTCTTTAGAAAGTCTTGATAGAATTTCTAAACGCTCTACAATATCTTGGTGACGGTTAATATCACCACTACCAAAGAGCAAGTACATAGGGTCAATGATTAAGAGCTTAACTTCTAGCTCTCTAATATCATTTACTAATTTATACATGTGCTCCATATTGATATTGTCATCCACAAAGTAGATTGGAGGAGGTGTTTCACTTCCTGTGATAGCATAAATCTTATGCTGTTCCATAGACAAGTTATTTTCACCCTGTAGGATTAGTACAGCTCCTTGCTTAACCTTTCTACCGTCAAAAGGCTTACCTGTAGCAACAGCACAAGCTAGGTTTAAGGCAAAGGTAGACTTGAAGGACTTAGAAGGTGCTCCAATAATACCCACAGAACCATTTTCCCAAAACTCTTCAATCAACCAAAAGTCTGTAGGGTCAAAAGGCTCAATATCATCAACACGGACAATATTCACAGAGGTACTACGCTTCTTACCATTCTTAGTAACAGTTCGGAGTGATTTTCCTCCTTGCTCTTCAATCTTGAATTTCTTACTTAGTCTTGTGTAAGTAGGTTCTACTTCCTCAGCATCTTTCTCTTCCTGTTGAGTCTTAGCAAAAGCACGATTGACTTCTGCATCTACAGTATCATCTGTAAACTTAGCCTTATCATCAGGTGCACTTAGTAGGACAAACTTAACCTCTTCCTTACTTGCTCCATTGATAATCATTTTACGCTCTAGCTTCCAAGCCCATTCAGAACGGTCTACAGCTAGTTTGTGAGCAAATTGCTTAGTGACATTATACTTGTCTAACAGTGTGTCAAGGTCATACATCTTGAAAGGTATTTCTTCATTCTTCACTACTGACTGTGCTGTAATATCTACATCTTCAAGATGCTTCATAAAGTCACGTTTACGGTAAACTGTACCTTCACCTTTCATACCACTAACTTTAAAGTCTGTAGCATACTTGTGATTCACACTTCCTGGGATTCGGTAAAGGTGCACAATATCAACTCCACAAGGGTCAAAGTCATATTTCTTAACTAACTTTCTGCAAAGAATTTCATGCTCTTGTGGATTCACCTTGTTATCTAAAATCCATACACCTTGATATTTACCTGGACTAGTTTCCCAATAGTAACTAGGAGGTAAATCAGTAGGAATAGGTGCTCCGTCAATATCCTGTGCAATAATGTATGTATCTTCTGCATTAGTCTTTTTACGCTCTTTACCTCCTGTAGGAGTAAATGAGATATAAAGGTCATACTTATCACGTAAAGCCTTAACCTGTGAGCCAATATGCTTTACATAGTGTTTAGCTTGCTCAAAGTCTCTTGAAAATCTATCTTCAAACTCAGGATCTTCCTTAGTCTTTCGTTCAAGATAGAATTTCTTATTTACTCCAAAGTTTACAAGGTCATTCTCACCAAAGTTTCTTTGCAGTAAGGTTATAAATTTATTCTGCTTTTTCACAAACTACCTCCTTGCACAAAATAACCTAATCTATGGTCAGCTCCTTCAGGAATTGTAAGCCTAATAGATTCTCTCTCATAGAAATTAAAGGCTTGCCACAAAGGCTCTAGTGTGCTTCTTACTTGCTCTTTAGGTGAAAGTATACTTAACACACGGTCAATAACCTTGTTAGACTTTCCACGTAAAAATCGTCTTACCCAAGCAAGTAAATGCTTCAACTTACCTACTGTGTACTTGCAATCTTTAGCAACTTCTTCTAGGTCAACCTCAGAGAAAAGCTCATCCAATTCTACACAGTCATTCACAAGTTTAGCCGATAGGTGAAATAATTTGTTGTGCTCATTCTTAGGAGTAAGCTCTTCAATAAGCCCTAGTTCCTTAAGGAGGTTAAGGTTGTTAATGTAAGTACGATAGTTTACATTACCCATAGACTCAATAAGGTCTTGTGGTGATGCTATCAACTTATCATCTTTTCCTAGCTTGTGATAGGCTGAGTTAAATAACCCTAAAAGCTGTGTAGCTCGTAAAGGCAATTTCCATTCTGTAAGCCAATGACTTTGGATATAAATATAGTCACCTACAGCAAGCTCTTTGTATAAACCTGTGCTTACCTTCAAAGTACGCTTACAGAAAAAGTCAAAAGTCTTTTCACTAAAGCCTTTCTTCTCAAAACGTGTAACTAGCCCTAACTTCTCTAGTCTTGTGATAGAGTTAGATATAGTTGCAGAACTACAACCGAACACTTCAACTAATTGTTGATTATTGTAGTGAGAATAAACTTCTTGTGAGTCATCTTTAGCAAACCCACACAAAAAAGAGTATAAATAAATATCCATAAGATTTTTAATTCTATCATCATGGAACATTTCAGTATATACCTTAAAATACATGATACACCTCTCCTCGTATTTGATAATACCATTCTATCACAAAGAATTATAAATAGCAATACCTTTTTGTAAAAATTTTTGTTTCTGTATACTTTTGATGGTAATAATAATTATCTAATAATTATATATAATAATAACTAGGTATTACTACCATCAAAAAAGTACATATACAGAATTTTTAGAGCTTTTACTTGACCATAACCTTAGACTGTGGTATTATATATTTAGTACATGAACACCAAAGGGTAGCCCAAATCAGGGCTATCCTTTTTTGTCATGCTTACAGTTCTTCATCAGGAACGTAGTAACCACGTAAGATATAAGCCAATTCAGGATATGTAGAGAATGATACTCCGTCAGTATAAGCCTCATCTAGGTAAGACAATAGTTCATCTCGTTCATAACCAATCTTTACATAGTTATTAAAGGTGATAAGAGGATTCATTGTATTAGACTTATTCATTTCTTCAAAGTATTCATTCGCTGATGCAAAGTTTCCTGATTCATCTTTCAAAGATTTACGCTTAGCTCCCTTTTGTGGAACTCTAATATAACTAGATACACTTTCAGTAGAGCTTAGACTTGAGGTTTCAGTTTTAGTAAACTTTTTGACTTTAGGTAAACGTTTAGCCTTATACTTCCAACCACTTGTGTCTTGTTTAACAGCCCATTTGATAAACTTGATAAGTCCATTAGTGTTATACTCATAGGCTTCAAGATTGATAAACTCATCTGTGTGATGCTCATTCATATAACTTGCTGATACATTCACAATAGGCTTGTCAAGATGCTCACCTAACACAGCAACATCTGTATAAGAGCCTGTAGCCATTGTGTAAGTCTTTTCTAATTGTTTAAAAATTTCAGGTTGACTAGTAGGGTCAAAACTATAGGTCACCATTTCATGCCAAGATTCTTCATGAACTCCACGGTCAATTTGAATAAGCATAGAAGCCTTTTTTAGCTCCTCTAGAGCATTTTCTGCAACAGCAGTACGTGAACCTACACAACCCACTTCCTCGTCCGTAGTGAAGAGAATATGAGGTTTTAGACCCATTGAAAGAATATCTAGGATAGTTTTAACTCCTACACGGTCATCAGCACCTAAACAATCAATACTATCTTTGTGCTCAGGACTTAAGAGGATATAACGTTCAGTCACAAGAATATCTTGAACTTCAGGAGTTTTTTCTTCTTCTGTGTATTCCTTATACCACTTGCTATTATAACCGTAGTCATACTTTGTGTTATAGTAACTTTTCTGCTTAGTGTTAATTGTATCTAGGTGTGCAACCAATCCAACTTGGTTATCAAGAGGACTGATACCCATAATCATATAATCTGTAACTGTCACAGAATACCCATAGTCAAGTAGAATATCTGGTAACCACTCTAGCATCTGTGATTGAGTTTTAGTTAATACATCAATAAAATTGTAAGTTTCTTTATTTTTCATTTAGTTTCTCCTTAAATACTATATTCTTTCATAATTTTACCTAGTAAGCCATATCCACTATGACTTACTTTTTCTTTTAGTTTAGTTTTTGTACGTAGGCTTTCTGCCAAGTAAATTCTTTGTTTTTCTTCATAACCTAGCTTACTAAACATATATCTGATAGGCACTTCATTTTCAATGTAGTCTTCAATATCATCAAAGCCAATCTTACTAAAAATATCATCATAAGTACCAAATTTAGAATACTCATTATTACCTTGATTCGCCCAAAAGCAGAAATAGGAGTCTGTATCAATTTGGAAATATTGTTCACAGTCAATATTCATTCCATTTACACTAGAAAAGTCTTCAACCCTCTTATTAAATACAATACATAGTAAAATTGTAGTAAATTCATAACAAGCTTTAGCTCGTGTTCCTGAAAAGTCTGCATAGCTTCCTGCATGACCAATATCAGCACCTTCTCTCAAAAAGTAAGTACGTAAAGCAGGCTGTAAAGTGTAATTCCCATTTCTGTAATAGGTTGAGTAACCCTTAAGATATTCAAATCCTAGATGCTTCAATATAAGGTGTGTATCTGCTCCTGCTGAACTACTAGACTGATTACATGACTCATTAAAAGCCCATTTATCCACTAGGTAAGGGATTGTAAAGTCTTTTAGGTCAATCCATAAGTCTTTACAGCGTACATCACTATCGTTAATGGTAGAAGCAAAATTCTCATTATACCAATCATTCCACCATTTCTGAACCTCACCAAAATGACGAACCTCTTCATCTGTGTAGCTGATTCCTGCTTTTTTCAACTGTTTAGCAAGCTTAGGTGCATTGTTTCCCTCAACTAGGTCAAGTCCAAAATAATCTTTAACCATAGACTTATATGTAAATCTTTTTAGGTTAGGATTACTCTTAAGGATAATACCTTCAAATCTATTGCTGATATAATCTGCATACTTATGGTAAGCATCATCAGCCTTATCAGAATAAACATCTGTAGCTCCTGCTCTTTGTAGGAAATACGCAAGAGTTATTCCACATATAGAAGGTAAGTTTTTTCTCTTAAATTCCCTAACATTAGAAAAAATACTTTCTTTAGATTCTTCTACTACCTGACATTTCTTGCGTAGGATAAGTTTGTCTAAACTCTTTAAAAATGCTTCCCTATTTTGTTTGTACCATTCCTTAACATTGTAAGGTAAAATTCTTTGACTATCTAGTGACACAACTAGAAGTGTCAATGGTGAGTAGTAGTGCTCTCCATTAAAGTTAAACCCACTTTCACTCCAGACATTCTGCATCTCACGGATTTTATCTACACAATCAAGCTCTCGTAATTGCTTAACAATCTCATCTGACATATCCACAATGTAAGATACACGCTCTTTAAAATCACCTTCTGTGTAAGCAAGATGCTTTTCACTACGTGGTAAACCTTCAATATAAGCATTTACCAATTTATCCAAGTCCTCATTAGAGGTTACCATTTGTACCATATCATTAAATACTGATTCCTCAATCAAGGAAGCTGTTTCCTTAATTTCTACACTAACATCTTCTACCTTCATTTTTCCTCCTCATTTTATAGAACACAAAGCTCTCTAACACCTACCATTTTTCCATGTAGGTAAAATTTTCTTCCTGTGATATACACGTTTTCAGTATATCCTAATTCACGTAAACACTCTGCTGTAATCTTAGAGACTATGATTCCTTCATAGTTCATAAACAGCTCCATCATCTTTCTTTTTGTGATATTAGACACATAATGAATTTTAGTAAGCCTTACACCGTCAACCTTACCCATTCTACGGATAGAGACATCAGCTCTTAAAGGCTCTTCTGTCTCACAAGGTGCAATAACCCTTGTAGGATTCCCATATTTGTCTACTATTGTAATATCATGCCCAGTTAAATTTGCAAGCATAAATCTCCTTTCTTTATTGATACACCTTTAGTATATCACTTTATATCACTTTTGTAAATACATTTTAAAAATAATTTTATATTCTTAGTCCTATGACAACTCCTTTCACACTGTGCATTGACACTACTATAGAGTTACCACTATTAAACTTAACTCCTGCTCCATAAGTCCTATATCCTAGGAATGTTGCAATTTCTGTAGAGCTTTTACCTTCAGCATCTTGAAAAGCATCAATAATTACTTTTTGTCCTGGTTTAATAATTTCATCTTCACTCATAGGTCTAAACTTAGCTGTATCTACTGTGTATTCTTCGTAATCATCCCATAGACATTTTACCGCCATCCTACCAGTATTACACCATATAACCTCAAGGGGTTTACCCCTATCTGTTACAGCATAGGAATTGTATTCTTTAGCTGTTACTAATTGCCCTTCTTTAAACATATAAACCTCTCTTACCTTTCTGTAGTTCAAACATATTAGACATAGCTCCTACAGTTTTGCCTATCATACCTTTCATCCTTCCTTTAGTATCTAGGATTTCTACTACAATATCACATTTATCATCAAAATCACACTCTAACTCTACAACCTTTGCAGTTGTACCTTTTTGCCATAGGAAAGCATCTTTCTTTAGAGTTATAATGTCTCCAATTTCAAACATTTATTGCCTCCCTTCAAAACTCCGTCAATGAAAGCATACTTGCTATCATATCCAAGATTCAAAGCATTTTGTAAGTCCTTCCCTAGTGAGAAAGGGGGCTCTTCCAAGTTATCATAACTGTACATAACAAACATTTCAATCAGAAAACTATCCATAATCTCCATTGTAGGGTTAATGCTTACACGATTCCATGAGTTTTTCAACTCCTTTTTCTTGTTAGTTACTACTACTCCCATTCTTTACCTCTTCAATTCTACCTTTTGCATATTCACACTGAGCTTCTGAAATTTCACTACCTAACCACTTAATACCTAACATCTCACAAGCAACTCCTGTGGATCCTGTACCCATAAAGGGGTCATACACAACACCACCTGTATAATAAATGTCTAATAACTTTAGGACAAGCTCACTTGAAAATGTAGCCTTGTTTAGGTTGTTGCTTCCGTCATTATTTCTAGCTTCAATTAGATTGAAAACATTTTTATAATAGCTCTGACCTCTAGAAGATACACTTTTCACCTTCTTATTAGTGTTAAAAGTCTTTAGCTCAGATTTTCTCACAAACACATAGACAAACTCACAAATTCTTGTCAGCTTATTCTTGCTTGTATTGTTAGGAAGAGCACTTGACTTTTTCCATACAATAGTATCAGCTATTGTAAAAGGAGTATCTTCCAAAATCTTATTGATGACTTTATACATTATTTCATTAGGTTTATAATCTTCTTTTGTGTTTATAGTATCAGTTCCATAACTCATATTATAAAGCACTACACCATTAGTTTTTAGTATACTATCAAACCCAAGAAAAAGGTATCTAGTCCATTCTAGATATTCACTATCAGTCATGTTGTCTAGGTGTATATCATACCTAGCCTCATGGTTGTTTCTTCCTCTTTCAGAATTACTATTCCTTCCTGTATTGTAAGGAGGAGAGGTTAAAATCAATCCTACTTTCCTATTCTTTTCTCTCATTTTTCTGATTGTATCAAAACAGTTTTCATTGTTAATTCCTAGCATATTTTACCTCTTTAGTCCTTATCATCTGTGATATAGATAAAGCTTCCTACTAGATAGCCTAGTAGGACACAAGCCCCGAAAATCTGAAAGCTATAATCACTAGTAAGATTACCTAAAATCAAGCCAATCGGCAAACCATACCATTTTAAAATCTTTTTAATTGTTTTTCCCATTGTTTTATACCTCCTGAGAGCCTCTATTTTGCCCTCTATTAAGTTTAATTGTGGTCAAGGGGTAAACATACCCCCTAACCTTTTAACGTGCTGTAGGCTAGTAAATATCGCCTACCTTGACCCCTTCCCATTCGTCCTTATCTAGATAATAGACAATAGTATATTCGCTATCTTCATCCCATACCACAATAAAATATTGATTACCTTTTTGCTCTTTCTTCAATATCTCATTGTTTTTCTGAGCCTTTACCTTTTGGACTGTTTGAGCTGTTTCTTGCTCTTGTTTTTGTGGAATACTTTGCAACATAGTTCCAAAAACTACCAAAATTACAAAAATAATACTTCCATAACCTAAAATTTTAAAAATTTTCATCTTATTTACCTCGTTTTTAATTCTCTATATATATTTTGCGTGTTAGTCCTTACATGGTGATTTTAGGGTGAGATTTTACCAATCTCAAACCCCTATTTTCACCCTTTGACCTTATGCTATTTCTTCTTCATCTTCCAAGTGGTCATGAATACAGTCAGAACAGTATAGACAACCGTCAGAACCTTCTTCTAGGTCTTCATTGTATAAATTATCTCCACAATCTTCACAACAGCTTGAGTTATCAATCAAAATGTATTCTGAATAATATTCTGACCAAACACATTCCATACTAGCGCAATCATCTGAACAGTAGTAGTTACCCTGTACTTCTTCATAGTCTCCATTGACTGAGAAAGCACAACCACAATGGTCACAAGTGTTTACATAATATAGCTCTTCAAAGTCTTCAATATTTTCACAAAATGTAAAATCTTCATCATCTAGGTTAATATAACGGTCTTGATTATCAGACCAAACAAAGCCCTCTTCTCTTAAAACATCTATAGCCTTGCAAAGGTCAACTTCTGCTGAAATTTCTGTATCAGTAACAAACTTTTTATAATGTTCTGATGCCATATTACACCAGAAGCCTCCTGAGTTATTCTCCCATATGATATTATCATGAGTTTCTTGAAAGTCTGATAACTTTCTATTGTAGAAGATAGCCAATAGGATTTGAGGCGCTAGGTAGAAGCCGTGACCTTCCCAAGAGTACATGTCAGAAAGTCCAAGCTCTCCCTGTTCATCTTCTAAGTAGTAAAATCTTGCCTTAGGGCTGTTATTTTCATTAAAGATATAGCAATATCTTGCAAGGTCACTAGTTTGCAAAGCAATACTTGTTAATTCTCCTGCTCCTCCTGGTTCATTACAAGAACCGTCAAAAGCCCAATCCTCAGCCTCTCTATAGCTAGGTAGGATATCAGATAACTTGAAAGTGTATATCAATTCTTTACAATCTGAGAAAACAGCTAGAAGCAACTCAGAAAAAGTTTGTAATTCCTCTTGTGTGTAGGAGATTCCTTTTTTTGATAGTTGTTTAGATAGTTTAGGGGCGTTTTCCCCTACCTTGTAATCAATACCAAAATATTCGCTCACTAGCTCTTTATATGATTTGTAATAAACTGTTTCCATTGTTTTATTTTCCTTTGTTTTTCTTTACCTTTACCCCTTAAGGGTAAGCCCTGATAACCTTGTAAGCTATCAAGGCTTTAGTACTTTATACTGTTCTTTTTTCTAGTTTGTCTGTCCCAAAATCGCCTACTACCTCAAAAGTATAAGTAGAAGGCTTGTATGATGCTGAAAATCCTGTATCAAAACGGTTAAATACATAAGTTAGAGCATCACGGTCACTTTTTGACTGACCATAGAAATGAGTGATTATAGGATTAGTGTGTAAGTCCTTAATAGATACAATACAGGTACCCCAATGATACACAACAAGAGTATCAATATCCTTGTTATAATGGACTTTATACTTACTTTCTAATTCGCCAACATACCCATAGTATTTCATTCTTCCATTAAGGTTTGCATAGCCTGTTTTTAAAGCCTTATCAATCAATTTTTCTAGTGTTTTAGACATAATGTTTTATCTCTCTTTCTTTAATAAGTAGGTAAGGAGGAGTTAACCTCCTGACCTTATTCTGAAATACTGATTGACTCAGCTTTAATTGTTACGCTCTCTTTAGAGTTTAATGGATTCCTAAAAACTCTTCTAATAAGCTCTACCATGTCAGCGTTATTTTTTACCTTGATTGTGATTGAGTAAGCCCCAACCTTGAGAAAAATCTCATCTTCGTCAACTATCCAAGCTGAAGCCAAAATCCATAATAATTTATCACTTAAAGGATTTTTACCTTTTCTTGTGATTGTGATTGTATCACTTACCGAAACGGTTGTCATTTTTGTCTTAAATTCTATCATGTTATGATACCTTATAGACTTTTGTCTATTCCCTTTGATTTTATCTTATAGAATGAGCACAAACGCTCTTTACTTGTGTATCTTCCCTTGTTAGAGCTTTAAAGGGCTGATATTGTCTACTTGTTTGCGTTTAGTCTTAGTTTTCCAATGAGTAAAGCAAGTCTAGAAAAGTTTTCCTTACCATAAGGGGCTTTTAACTAGTAAATATAATGTTTTATCTGTTTGTCTAACGTCAAACGCTATGCCATGTCAACCCTTGCAAGTTGACTGATAGGCTTTAACCTATAATGGCTTAAATGAAATCTTTTGTAGTTAATTGTGTATAACCACGGTCAAGATATCTTTGTTTTAGTTCCTTGATTTGCTTTTGAGTTACACCCTCAAGAACTCTATATTCTGCTCTATGTAGGCTTACTACTGTACTGTTTGACTGACCGAAAACAAAGGTCTTGTTTTCAATATCAATCATAATGAACAAGCAATAACCATAAATACTGTATTTGCTAGTGTAAAGCTCAGTGTTTGAGTAGTCAAATCTTGGTGTTTTCATGTTGTTATACCTTATAAGCGTTTAGCTTATCCCTTTAGATTTTATTATAGGTTAATTCCTAACCTTTACTTAATTATATCACATTATCTGATATATTGCAATAGTTTTTTAAAAAATTTTTAAACTTTTTATATCGGATAACCTGATAACCTGAAAGGTTTTTTCTTATCCTTTATGATTCTATTATATCATAATATCCGATATAATCAAGGGTTTATATAAAGTTTTTCTATAGTTAATTATTATATATAATGAGGCTTTTGTCATAGCTTTTGACTATATCAGTATATAATGATGATAGAATAGAACGATATATAATAGATAGGTCTGTTTATTGAGATAATAGATAATTTAAAGAGATAATAGGTTGATTGTTTAATAAGGGCTATAATATGTTAGTGAGTGATGCTGAGAATATAGAGAGGTAAAGGGGTTATGGGTTAATTATACAGATAAATGTATATTTATTTTATTGGGTAGATAGGGGATATTTATACAATAAATAGGGTTATTATTCAGTTGATAGGGTGGTAGAAAGTCAATAAAGTATTTGTCATTTTCATGAAAATTTTCAATATGCCTTTCATTTTAGCCTATCAATAGCCTTTTATATTATAGTATAATATGCCATAATATCTAGGTCTTTGCCCTGTTATCTATGCCTCCTTATATATGCTATTTATTTATTGTTTGATAGGTTTAACTATTTTATTGTACTAATTTATTTTAGGTAAATGATTGAGGTAAAGGGCTTTGTTGTAATGTTTTTGATTACAATCATTTTTGTTGTAATGGTATTGGTTACAATTAAAAAGATGCAATGGGCAAGGTCGATTAAAAAACAGGGAGAGAGGGGTGAGGCTGAGATTTCTCCATTCACCAATTAAAAATATAGTCAAAAACCATGTTAGTAGATATTATCCTACCTACCCAATTAAAAAATGAAACTAATCCCCTCTAACGCATATTTACTCATTCACCACTTAAGATTTTTAGGTAAAAACATGTTATGTGTATTTATACAAAAAGAAAAGGTATATAATAAATATACACCTTATTTGTATAATTTTACATCTTGTTCTTTTAGGAATTTTTCTGTAACCTTACGTTTATAGCTAGGTTTCTTGGCATAGTATCCTACAGAGTCCATAATGATAGTGAATAAAATGTCATATTTATTAAATCCTGTATCCTTGGCTATTATCTCTATGTATTTAGTCATTATAGGACTTACTTGAGCAAACATACCATTATAGGCTTTATAGGACATACCTAAGTGATTAAGCCTATCAGATATAAGGACATTATTACGTTTAAGCTTTAATGTAAGTTTATGCTTAAGGCTTAGTATGTAATTAGGTATACGGTCATATTTATGGTATATATATTCACTTAAACTGTTTAAATATTCATTATATACTTTTGCATAATCACCTCGGTGTTCATAGATATAATCACCTACCATCATAGCACTTGGTATCTTCTTACCTAACATGAGCTGATTAAGGTGAGAGTAAGGACTCTCATGGTATAACCATTGGTAGAATGAAGGACTAAGGCTATTAGGGTATATGAGTAAAGGCTCTCTAATGTCATTGTATAAATTATACACAGTAGAGTAGAACCAATTAGCGAACTCTTGGTCTGATAGCACTGGAAGTAAATAGCCTATTAGGAGCTGTGACTTAATGTGTGGGTTAGTGAAGCTAAGGTTTAACTCACAGAGCTGTTCTTCTGTGATGTTTAACTCTTTGCATAGCCTATCTCTTCCTCTGAACTTCTTGCATAAATCACTAAGTGGATTTTGCCAATAGGTAAGCTGATGTACATCCACATGATATGTCCTCTTCAGGAATTTCTTAATTTGTTTCTTCAAGTCCTGATTCACAAGGTCATTATCTTCAAATTCTAAGGCTAAACGGTACTCATCTTTCTTCACAAAGATTGTACCTCTTTCTTTTTTGTCTCGGTTAAAGTACCAAATAATTTTTGTATCCATAAGACACCTCCACAGAAAGTATATCACACAGAGCAGAAAATGTCTAGATTTTAGAGTGATATAATTTCGTATATGTATACTTTTGATGGTAATAATACCTAGTTATTATTATATAACTATTAGATTATTAGGTATTAGATTATTAGGTATTATATAATTAGTTTATGTAGTATATTTCAGTATATGTACTTTTTTGATGGTAATAATATAGCTTATTAACTAATTATATATAACTATTAGATTATTAGGTATTATATAACTATTAGGTATTAGATTATTAGGTATTATATATTTATAACTAGGACTAATACCAACAGAAAATGTTCGCAATCAAGTTGCAAACATTTTTTGGTGAATAAAATTTTTATATTGACACAGTGTATGAGGAATGGTATAATTTTTACATGGTTAAAGTTTTATCACTAGACCTATCTACAAAGAGTTCAGGCTTCTGTGTTTTAAACAATGGGAAAATCATTGACTATGGAACTATCACAAGCAATGAGGATAGTTATATTGACAGAGGGCAATATATGGCAGAGTTTGTTAGACTTCTCTGTGAAAAGCATGGTCAATTCGATAAGGTCTTCATTGAGGAATTGAAAGCAATTTCAAACCAAAAGACACTTGTGATGCTTGGTATCGTTCAAGGATTGGTTATTAGAGAGCTACGTAACAGCACTGTGACTCTAGTACCTCCTACCGTTTGGAGAAAGCCTTATGGACTGAATGGTAAAAGAGCAGAAGCTAAGAAGAAGGCTATAGCCCTTTGTGAAGATAAAGGTCTATCTGTTTCAAATGATGATGAAGCAGAAGCAATCCTTTTAGGTTTGTATGGTGTTGACAAAGCTTAGGTATTATGTTATACTTAACTTGTACGCTTTATGGTTGAAGCCATAAGAGGACACCTCCTTACAGTTCCTATGGGGAGTAATTCTCCCTGTAGGTTTGTGTGCATATGGTGAAGAGGCTTAACACAAAGAATTATTAGAGGTTGCAAAATGATTAAGTTTGATGATAATTACTCAGTAGATGAGTATGGTAATGTGTATAGCCACATGTATGGTAAACTTAGAAAGTTAAAACCATACATAAGCAAAAAAGGTTATGTCATGTATAGATTGAGAATTGACAACAAAACAGTACAGTTCTCAGGTCATCATCTTAGTTATTTTGTGAATGTTGGCAAATTTGACACTAGTGATGGTTTACAAATAGACCACATAGATGGCAATAAGCTAAATAATCATTATAGTAACCTTAGAAGAGTTACTGCTAGTGTTAATGCTAGAAATCCTAATACTATAACGTATGGAAGACAATGCACAAACAAACTAAATCTTGATGTAGAAGAGATTAGAAGTTTACTTAAACGTGGTTATTCTCAAAGAGAGATAGCTAAGATGTTTAATTGTTGTAGAGCTACCATAAGAAATTATCTTAGAGGTTATAGTATTAAGGGCAAAGCATCTTCTTACTACAGAGTAAGAAAAATGTCCTCATAGCCAAGTCTGGTAAGGCTCTAGATTGCAACCCTAGGAACGTTGGTTCAAATCCGACTGGGGACTTACCTCTAATATTTCTTCATTCGTGGGTTCAAATCCCACTATGCACTTTGGTTAATAGGTATCACTCATGTGAATACTAAATGACGGTTAAATCCGTCATATACATCCTTCGTTCAATGGATAGGACAACGGACTTCTAATCCGTCAATACTGGTTCAACTCCAGTAGGGTGTATCTCTCTATTTAATAATTTTGGTTCACACTTATGCTTAATTTAAGAGGGTTGGATTCCTTCTGTGTGAGTATTTAATCTTGTGAAAGGGATGACTCATGGCAGTTAAGACTAAACTTTATTCAGAGACTATGAGAGAGCTTAGTGCTCTTGATGAAGACTCTTTAAGACTTTACCAAATGCGTTGGGGTTTAATTGATGTTGAGGAAGAACTAATCAACTCTGTAGGTTATCATGCCTATAGTCAAATCCCTCCATGCACACCAATCGCTAAGAACGCTATGTTACAAATTATGGCATCATTTGAGGATAGTGTTGAGCGTAAAGAATGGGCTGACCGTATTGAAGGTAAAGCTACACAAACAACAGTCAATGTCAACCATGACACTAAAGACGGTATTGAAGAGCTTAAGAACTACACTAAAGAGAAGCTTGATGAACTCTTTGGAGATATGTAATGGCATCACACAGTCCGAAAGAAGATTTATTCAAAGAGCATTATGATGAAATAGTTAGTCTCCTAGAAGGGTTTGCAACATCTGTTGTGACTATGGGAGACTATCTTAGTGCTGAAGAAGCTTTGATTGATTACCTAATTGATACTTACTCAGAAGTGTTCTTAGGAGAGATTGATTATATCTTGGACTCTCTAGGAGTTGATATGACACCACAAGAGCTTATTGAAGTACGTAATGGTGTAAACACAACTAACTATGCTAGAAGCAATTACTCAAGGCTGAGAGAGATTTTTGAAGCTCATGCACAAGACTTAAGGGCTAAGGTTATTGATTCTACAGAGACAGTAAACATTGATGACTTACTTTCAGACTTCAGACACAAGTTAGACAGAATAGCTATGAGTGAAGTACAGATGCTTATTGAAAAGGCTTCTGTGGAAAGTGCTAAGTTATTTGAGATTGTCACTGAAAACTCAATACTTAAGACTTGGAATTGTATTGGTGATTCTAGAACCTGTCCTACCTGTCTTGCTATGAATGGTACAACAATACCTGTCACAGAGAGCTTCTCCAACGTAGCACCTTCTGTGGATATTGAAGAAGAGCTTAGTTATACTGGAGGAGATATTGTTTATGCACATCCAAGATGCAGATGTTGGGTCACTTACTCAAAAGCGTAAGGTATTATCCAACAAAGAAAAACTATCAATCCTTCTTGACCAGGTAACTCCTCAAGACCAACTTAAGGATGCTGTGAAGGGTAAAATACCTAAGCACTTCAAGAGGAACACCATTAGGGAAAGAGAAGGTTTTGAGAAAGAGCTTGAGTATTACAAGTTAGGATTCACTACAGCCTTATCTGAGTTTAATCTAGAGCTTTGGTGGTCACAAGCAGTACAGTTCGGTGCTTTTCTTAGTGGTAAGTATAAGACTGGTTACTGTGTGGCAACTCCTCGTTATGGTAAATCATTCCTCTGTGGTATTATGTCTAACCATTTTGCCTATGAGGGAGAGAACTGTTACGCTGTAGGTTCTACTCAAGAGTATTCAGGAATTATTATTCAACACGCTAGAGAGATTCTAGTAAACTCTCACCCTGATGTTAAAGCTATGTTGTCCTTTGATGAAAAGGATGTCACAGCAGTAGACAAAAGGCTTAAGCGTGGTCTATCTTCATTCTCTAGTGAGGGATTCTCATTTAGGAATGGAGGTAAGTTAGAAGGTCTATCAGCAGGTTCAAACTTTACTGACCCCTCTAAAATCCATGTCATTGGTAGAGGTGGTAATATGTTTGGAGATGAAGCATCTGATATTTCTCCTATTGCCCTAGGTCACATGGGTCGTAGAGAATTTGAGTCAGATGACGGTAGAAAGCTGATTATGTACCTGATTTCTAATCCACGTTCACTTAACAACTTCTATGACTTCATGGTAAATGAGGACTTAGCAGATGACGAGTTTGTGATGTGGTTAGATGTGGTGACAGCAATGGAAGAGGGTAGTATAAAGTACACTAAAGACCAACTAATGAGGTCACAGTTTACTATTACTGAAGACTCCATTAGGGAAAACCTTCTTTGTGAGTTCCCTACAGAGCGTTCTTCATTCTTCGATTCGTCACCTGATATTCTAGATAGCTTTGACACTAGAGGCAAAGACCTTGACTTCTTTATTGGAGTCGATAGTGCCTATAAAGGTTCTGATAGTATTCAAGTTACTGTATCTGTGGTTGATAAGCACAATCACTTTACTGTTGTGGATACTAAGGACATTAAGCCTGCTGAGTGGATAGATGGTATAACAGCTATTGAGATAGTGAATAATATTGTCACACTAGCTAATAGGCTTAATGCTAAAGCTATTGGAATAGACGCAGGTGGAGGAGCACACATTGTTCAACCACTGAAGATGAGAAGACTTTCAGGACAGCTTAAATGCCCTGTGTATGACATAAACTTTGGAGGTAAGCCTACAGAGATTAAGGTCATTGCAAAAGACCCTAGTGCTGAATATGCCTTTAACCGAAGAGCAGAGATGCACCTAATGTTAAGAGGTATGATGGAAGCACAAAGGGTATCATTTGTGAGAAAAGTTTGGGATGGTATTAGCAGACAGATGTCATTTGTTTCTGAGATTCAGAAGCCTGAAGACAGACTTGTTAAAATCAGACCTAAATCTGAAATTAAGAAATTACTTAAACATTCACCTGATGAACTCGATAGTGTATTGCTATCTCTTCATGTGGCTGAACTGTTTTACCTAGGAGGTAGCTAATGAGCTGTGGCAAATGTCACAAAGATGAGTGTGGTGGCGATTGTGCTATGGATAGGTACTTTAATGCAGAGTATAAGGACAGACTAGTATTCCAAAGTTCAGGCTTTAGAGGAACTCCTGTAGGAGAAAATCTAGAGGACATTGAAAGACTAGCTTTAGACTTACCTGATATTGATTACATTCTAGATAATATTGTGAACTACATGTTTACTAACTACCTTACTACAGAAGACTTTGACAAGGATAAGGTTCTAAGGGATTATCTGTATAAACTTAACTTCAATGGTCAACGTAACTATGATGTATTGAAGCAAGTAGCTAAAGGTTACCGTAAATATGGTTACTATGGTCTACTGAATACAGGTGAAGGTTTAGTTGGTATACACCCTAAGGATATTCTAGCTTGTGTGATTGATTATCCTAAGAAGCCAGTCCTTAGACAAACGCTTACATACCTAATCAAAAACACAAATGTCTTTGTCACACCTTTTGACAGAAAGACTGGTAATAATAGACCAGTAACAGACTATTCAGCAGATGACATTCAAAAGATTTTGGAAAATCCTGAAGAGTACAAGAATGAAGTCCTTGTGGTAACAGACAAAGAGTTCGCTTGTGTTCGTATTGATACATCTCAAGTATTCTGTATGTCACCTTTGCTTAAGGATAGAAAACGTGTTGAGCTTATTCTTAATATTCTTAACCGTATGAACTATGATATTTCTCGTAATGGTATTGGTACTATTGCCTTGCAAGCTAAAGATACTCTTGAAGAACAGATTGAAGAGAGTGTTGAGCAAGGTACATCATTTAGTAGTGGTGAACTACTTGATATGGGTAGAACTGCTAAAGGTGAAAGAACCAAGAAAATTATTGAAGATATGAACGCATTTGCTGAAAAACTTTCAGAAACTGAGTTCAATGATGCAATCGTATATTCAGGAAATTTCCAAAACTTAGAACAGCTTGAACGTGATACAAAGGCTACAGACTTCCTTGACTACTTGTCACAGTATGTTCCTGCTATCATCTGTCAAATGTTTGGAGTTCCTGCTAGGTTATTTGACCTTAACAAAACTGTGTCTAACATTGGTACTTATAGTATTATTGATAATGCTATGAAGAACACAATTATTCCAATGCGTGACCATTTTTTAGGACAAGTAATTCACATTTTGCAAAATGCTACTAATTTATCTGAGCATATTAAGTTTGACAGTTATGAGTTCACAAACAACTATAACTACAACAATGACCTTTATATTTTAGAGGTTTATGACAAACTTAAAGTAATAAATCCTAAGATGGCAGAAGCGTATCTGAAGAAAAACTTAATTGTATAGGAGAAGAGATGTCTAATAAGATTTTATCCATTGAGGAGTTGTCAAAACTACAAAATAGCTTTGTAGAGGCAACTCAAACACAAGAGCCAGTAGCTATCCAAACAGCAACATCTTCTGTTGTGAATGGAGATAGCACTAAGATTGGTTCTGCATCACCTAAAGACTACACAGTTACTTTATGGTTACCTATCATTGGTAAAGCACCTGAAGGAGCTGAGATTGTTCAAGATGGTAATGCTTACGTACAAGAAATTTCAGCTAAGTCTAAGTATATTACTCCACGTATTGCACGTAAGGTTCGTAACTATGCGTCAATCATCTCAATGGCATTTACAGACTTCCAAGAGAATGGTGATACTGAGATTTACACTCCTGAAGACTTATTCAAAGTCTATGAAGTGTTTGATGACAATGTTATTGATGCTTGTGAGAAGTTAGTAGGTGAAGTTTTAGGTATTCCTGAGCACTTGACTGAATATATCACAGATGTATCACTAATGACTAACTGTGCTAAGATTCTGAGAGAAAACCCTTCGTTTTTTCAAATTGATTAGTTACCTTGTTAGGTATAATTGGGGATTAGTCCAAGGTAAGGTTAAGCCTGTAGATGAATACAAAGGCTTAGCCTATCAGGACATGGTAAACATTGAGCTAGATGATGTTGAGGAAATGGTTCTTACATTGTGCAAAGAGTACAACATGCAATACCATTATGTTATGGATAGCATGTACTACCCTGATGTAACAGTCATTTATGCTAAGTTGGCTAATGAGAAGTCATTTAGCTCATACAATGATTACCTTAATCTAGATGAGGAAGCTAAAGGAAAGTTTGTGACTGACTTTGGTAAACCTAAACCTTATATCTATCAAGTGTTAAACGCAGATACACAAAGAGTAAACATAGAAGACAACAAAGACGGACTTAAAGGTATGTACCGTCATGGAGGAACTTTAGATGACTGAAATTATTACTGATGTTTTGGGCTTTCTTGATGAGAAGCGTAAGAACATTCAACCAGAGTATACTAGAGCAGGTAAGCCTGTTTATACTCTACGTAAATATGCAGAATTGACTGACCTTGATGCTGAGGTTCTTATCAATGGCGGAGTTGAAAACGTAGCACAGAAAATTCCTATCATTGGACGAAGTGGTAATATGCTTCGTACACCAAGAACATCTTATGCTGTGAACGTTGATGTGGCATTTGACAATCGAGTTAAAGTGTCAACACAAACTACAGAAGATGGTAAAGAGGAAAAGGTTTACACTTTTGTGGTAGACCAACGTGCTCTCATGGAGCAATCATCAGGACATCTTTATGCTAACTACATTGTAGGATATGTAGTAGGTAAAGGAAAAGGTAAAGGAGCTAAAGCTGAAGTACGTGGTATTGTTCACGTAAAAGAAGATGAGTTCCTTAATGAATTTGACACTACCTTTGATACACAATCAATGGAAGAAATCATGGAGCTTATTAACAAGTACCGTCTTCAACATGGTACAGCTAAAGTTCTTGAAAACATTGAATTTTAACTTTATGGTATGAGAGTTGCTAAACTCTCTTTTTTTGTTATACTATTATTAGAACATTCGATGAAAGGAGCACATAGATGGCTACAATTAAAGTTCCAGAAATGAATTTGAAAGTTGAAGTTGCAGATGAAACACTTAACTTTAAGTCACCTTTAGCTGAAACTATTCTTGCTCAACTACGTAAAGTTGTTGTAGGTCAAGAACAAATTCAATACTTTGATGTCACAGACAAGAAATTCAAGTCATTCACTTACTGCTGTGGTGATAAATATGAGTTTAACTACACTCTTAAAGAAGTTAAGCTTAAAGACACTGAATTTGATTGCTATGGCTTTCCTATTACATACGCAGGAGATAAATAATGGAAGTTAAGGAAGTTGGGAAAACTTACCAACAACACCTTAAAGAAGTTCGTGCCAAGCAGTTTGGTTATGAGAAGGAAGTTATTTCTCCAATCACTGAAGGTACGAAAGTGAAGGTGGTTACTGAATGAGTAAGTTTCGTGTAGCTCGCTTTCTTAACAGAGACTTGGTAGTTCGTGTGAACTTCTTAAATGACAAAAGTATTATTCAAAATCAACGTAAGTATTTTGAGTTTTACCCAGGAAATGACAGTGAGAATGATGGTTGGTATGAGACTACTGACCAAGTTCTCATTGAAAGTCTGAAAGAGGCTACAGAACAACTACCTTACTCTCCTGAGACTGAAGCAGGACTCAAGAAGGACAATGTTCAGTATGAATACTCCTACTGTGCTTCCTGTGGAGGTAAGAAAGTGAGAAAACTTAAATATAATCTGTTTGAGGTGGTGGAGTAATGCCAGTTAAGACAAAGATTGCAGAGCAAATCATGTCTGAGATTGACACTTACCTACAAAAGAAAGATGACCTAGACATGATTATGAATCTCTCCCATAACAAAAAAGAGAGAGAACAGTTATCTGTAGATAAAGTTGAAAATTCTGAAGGTTACATGACATTGTTATCAGAAGGCTCTGTGCTTTATCAAGATGACACAATTCGGTTGTATATCTGTAAAGGTACACTTAAAAAATGGTATGACAGCATTGATGGTTCTTTTGAGGGATATGTTTCTACAGGTCACAGAGACTTGAACTCATACCCTGTGAGGGAAGGTTATTTCAGAAAGTCAGACCTTAAGCTAGTAGAGGATTCCAATGGAAGATATGACCTACTAGTTAAACCACATGTAAACCTTGAGCTTAGTAATGTAAAAGACCTTATCATTCAAGATGAGCCTTTTGCAATTTCATCTGAGTTCTTGTGGTATTCTAAAGAAATTGAAGATAGTGACATTGAAGAATATGCTAAATTAGTTGTCTACAATGTTGAACATGGTGGTGGCATTGATGTACCAATAACAGATACCATTGAGATTACAGGATTCTCCTTTGTTGGTAATCCTGGTAATGCAAAAAGTGGAGGCTATGAGCCTTCATTACTAGTAAGAAATGAGGAAGAATACTTGAACAGAAAAGAAGTTCTAGATAAGGTTCTTGCACATCTTTCTACACAAGCTGAGGAAGTTGTAGAAGCTCCTGAAGCTGAAGTTGTTGAGCCTACTACAGAAGAAGTAGTGGAAGAAGTAGCTGTAGAAACTGAAGAAGTAGTTGAACCTACTGAAGAAGTTACAGAAGAGGAAGTAGTAGAAGAAGATGCTTTGACTAAAGCTATTGAAGCTATTGAAGCCCTCACTGCTGAAAAAGAGCAACTTTTGGAAGAAAATGCAGAACTGAAAAATAAACTTTCAGCTAAAGAAGCTGAAGAGCAGAAAATTGATGAAAAGTTCCAAAAACTAAGCGCTTTGCTTGAGAAGGCTAATCCTTCTGTGGAACAAACACAAGTAAAACAAGAAGAAGTTAAAGCGAACCGTTTTGGTAGAGTTCGTTTTGGAGGATAATATAGTGGCTGAAACTAATTTTGATATTCTTTTGGGTGAAGCTATTGATAACTTGTATGAGCGTACTAAAGCTCAACTTGCTAACAAAGCAAACCTTACTAATGAAGACGGTAAAATTCCGTTTGGTATCTCTCGTGACTGGTCTAAAGCAGTACCTTCACTCCGTGAAGTTGGTATGGGAGATGAACTTGTAAATGACATCCTTAAACGTTTTGAGCAATCAAGCTTTGGTGCTTTGAGACAAGCTAAAAATGGTGACTGGATTATGGAAGGTATCACATGGGGAACTAAAGCTCCTGACTTTGCCAACGATACTTCAGATGCCTGCTGTTTCACTGAGAAATTCACTATGCAAGCTACAGGTGATGCTACACCAGTACGTTACCTATGTTTCAAGGACTGTGAAACTCGTCTTGACCGTTTGATGAAAGATAAAATGCACTTTAAACAAGGTGACCTTATCAACATCTTCCAACGTTTGGGTATGTCTTATGAAGAAGCTGAGCAATTCATGGCATGGTACACATTCGCCTTTATCGTTCAACGTCATATCGTTCAAGGTATGTTGAACTTCCAAGGTCAAGGGCTTCGTCCTTTCGCAGGTGTGGCTGAAATGATGTCTCACCCAGGTGTAACTCCTATTGATGCTTCAGGTTCAGTTATCGGAGCTTTCCGTCAAGTAGCTTGCTATCTTGATGTATTGGATAACCAATCAGCACGTTACAAGATTTATGTTCACCCATTGACTCTTCGTGGAATCAAGGCTGAAATCGTACCAGGTAAAGATGGTAAACTTCCTCAAGGTTGGGCTGTAAATGGTGAAACAATCACATTCAAAGGAATTCCTTTCGGTGTGTCTTACCACTTGCCATTTGACCTTGAAGAAACAATGACTGGTGAGGCTTATGTAATTGACCTTGCTAGAGTAGAAGCATTGACACAATATGACTTGTTCATTCCTCAATCAGCTATCTACACTCAACGTACAGAAGACACATCTAAACCAGGATGTGAAGTAATCTGTGACAAGTATGAAAACTTCGGTTTGGTACACACTAACTCACACATTTCACACTTGCTTGTGGCAAACATTCCACTTGAGCAATCATGTCCTGCTGTAGTATTTGAACGTATTCAAGGTCTTCTTACAGGTCTTAACCCATTCCCTATGGCAACAATTCCTGCTAAATAAGGAGAAACACTATGCAACCTGAATTGGAGTTGATTAGAATAACTGAGAAACTTCAAGAGCGTTGTGGATGTTTTGACTGTGATGATGGAGCAACTATGCAAAAGTACATGGAGAGCTTTCTCCGTGTACTTGCTAGGTTGTTTTGTTGGACTGACAGTGAGTGTGACACTATCCTAAGAGCACAAAGACATGAAGTTATTCCAATTACACAATTTGAGATGTGTGGTTGTGATGCTATGGTTGAGATTAAACCTTATTACTACAAAGGCTTTGACCCTACTACTTTAAAAGTGTATTTACACAAAAGAAAAGGTCTAGAGCGTGAAGAGTATGAGCTTGATACAACTAAATGGAATTGGTCTTTTGTGGACGGTACAATTCTAATCAACGTTACAGATGAGCTTAGCCCATGTTGTAGATGTTGTGACCCTTGCTCTTGTGAGGCAGAGTATAAAATCATTCTTGACTATGAAGCAGGATATACTTCAAAAACACTACCTGATTGTGTTTATGACTCTATGTGTCATTTCTTGAATATATTCATTGCTAGTCAGAATAACTGTGGTACTCTAGATGAATGTGCTAATATGGATAGACTAGCAGTAGGAGCAGTTCTTAAACAAAAATCTGTCGATTATATTGTTAGAGAATGGACTATTGACTCAGGAAGCATTGATAGGTTTTACGTGAAACTTATTAACACATGGTCTATCAAGACACTCAGTTCATTATCATTGTGTAAATCTAGTTACACAGACAATATGTATTTAGCTATTGGGAGGAGAAAATGCTAGTAAAATTCAAAGGAGAGCGTAAACGTGAATCACGTTCTTACGGTTGCTCTAAGTGTGGTACTGGTCGCTCTATCAATGGTGTTGAAACTTATTCCACTGTGTACCGTACATACTATGAAGGTAGACTATATGTTTTCATGAAAGACAAAGTTTACCCTGTAGACGACATTCTTGGAGGTTACCTAATTAACCTTAAGTACACAGATAATGAAGGTAATATCCAAAACACTTTTGAAGAAGTGATTGATAACACTACATCTACTTATGTTCCAGACAATAAGGATAAAGAGTTTGAGCTTGAGACTAAAGAGGAAACTCCTAAAGTTGAAGAAACTCCTAAACCTACAGAACCAAAGGTTGAGGAAGCTCCTAAGCCTGTAGAACCTAAAGTAGAAGAGACTGCAGTAAATAACGCTGTCATAAATGAAGGTGTGCCTGAAGAAGAGCTGTAAAGGTAGGTGGTATAATGAGCTTACCTTGGAATAACAGAGAAATTCTTGTACTTAGGCAAGGAACTGCTGTACCGACTTATGATGAAAACAGCAGACAAATAATGAAATGTTTGTGGGAAGAAGTAGAACACCTTAAATGTGTAGACCACATGCCTACATCAAGAGGTTCTGAAAGTGATGCTACAACTACTCATGGTCTTGAAGGTTCAAGACAATTAGAGACTTTCTACTTCTCACTACACAATCAATCTCACGCTTGTGATTTTGACATTAAGCATGGTTACTACATCATGCAAAGAATATCTACAAGATGTAATAGGTTTGCTTGTCCTGAAGATGCAGGATACCTATTTTGGAAAGTTGTAGCTTGTAGAACTTATGAAATTTTACCAGGTTGTTGGGATATTAAGATGACTGGTGAAAGGCTCATTCCTCGTGAGTCTGAACAGCTTATCCTTGAGTGTGCTCCTTATGTTAAGCAATTACAGGGGGTGATTACTCGTGACCACGACTGATATTCATAACTGGAAGGGTATTGAGTTCTCAAAAGAATTTGTTGACTTTACCGTTACAGGTATGCTAGAGGCTAAAGCCACTGGTTCTGTTCAAACAGGACGGATGGTTAGGTCTATCAAGATGAAGAAAATAGCAGATGGTTTTACTGTGTATAGTGATAGGTCAGATTTTCCTCCTACAAGAAGAGGAAAAGACCGATACTACACACATGTTTACCATGATAGAGGTTATCCTAGATATCCTGCATTTCCATTCATTTTCATAGCATTTGATACTGTAGGTGAAAGTGACCAACTTGTAAACTCTACAAGTGGATTCTTTGGGATTTATAAGGCTCTAAGACCTTCAGGAAGAAGAGGAGCTGGAACTGCTAGATACAATTCTAGTGATACAGCTAGTGCTAGGGAATACTTAGCTTCACAAGGGAGAAAAAATCAAGTTAAAATACCAAGGAGAGTAGCTAGATGATTAGTGCTGTGTATATAAACATTAAGAAATGGCTACAGATGTATGGTTCAGGAGTCTTAGACTACTTTATTCAACCTGATAACCCTGATGAGCTAGACCCTAGAAAAAGGTATAACAACTTTGATGAACAGTTCAATAAGCATGTAGGAACATCAGAACACTTCCAATTAAACCAGGGAGTAGAGTTTCCTTTCCTTGCTATTGATATCGCTTGTGACAACAGCTCAAAATGCTTTTCTAAACTATATGTAAACTTTTCTGTGTATTATTCACCTGTAACTCCTCCTACTGGAAGAGTATGTATTGAGAATACACCTGAAGGTAAGCTAGAGTATAGAGAAGAAGTGCATTGTCAAATCAAGAATATGCTTGTGCATCAAGTACAAACACCTAGAGGCATCCAAAGAAAAACATTCGCTCAAGATGTAGCCTCATTAGAAGGATGGTACTTACCTATTAGAGTTAAAGTAACTGATATAGGTTGTCCTGAAGACTTCTCTAATGAGCTTGTAGATGAAGTTGAGATGTTTTCATTCCCTGCTACATTATCTATATTCACTTGTATGTAAAGGAGTCATTATGGCTGTAGAACAACCATTAAACCTCAATGCGTTTTTCATGTCTCGTAATGAGATTGCTAATCGTCATGGAGGAAAGCTAGAGCTTCAAGCTGTATCTCGTGTTCGTGAACACATGGTAGAGGAAGGCTCAAAGAAAAAACCAGTTAATACCCCATCAGAAGATGGAAATAAACAAAATGCAAACCAAGGCAAAAAGGAGAAATAAATGTCTAATTGTTTTGTAGATATGTCACATCCTATGTATGGTTACAACACACAAGACAAAGATTCTAAAATCATTGTGTCAATCACAGAAGAAATCAGACCTTGTGTACGTTGGAAAGCAAGCAAACAGATTGCTATTCCTTCAGGAAGCCTAGTACAATATGTACGTAAAGATGTTCCTGAAGACCAACTTAACTGTAACCCTATCAAATGTTTGAACACAGGTACACTTTATGTAAACCCTGCTGAGAAGAAAGCTTCTGCTAAGTACCAAGTACGTGCTGATGCTGATGACTTCGCTCTAGGATTTAACATGCTTTACCTTAAATTACCTAAAGCAGGTAAGTATGAGTTTAAAGCTATTGTGTCAGACTTCAAAGATGTAGCACAAGAAAATTCTTATGTATATACTTATGAGTTTAACACTTCTGCTCCAGGTTTCGTACTTCGTACTGTAGACCTTGCAGATTCTAAAGTTATGACTCAAACAGGTACAGGTTGGAAACCTTCTGACCACGGTATTGTTGTTACTTATGAAGTAACTTACAAAGGAGAAGATGAGCTTACAGGTCACATTGGATTCTCTTCTATCTCTGTTGTGAATGACCGTTCAGAGCTTCGTAAGTTCTCTAACGTGTTGTTGTCATGTTTGACATCATTTACTCATAATGTATCTGTGCCTGCTACTGATGCTCGTTGCTTCGGTAGACAGTATGACAAATCTCAAGTGGAAATCACTAAAGAGATTACAGCAACTACTACATCATGTAATGACTACTGGTTGAACCCACTTCAATCTATGTCTAAGAAAATGACTAGTGGTATCCCTGTTACAGATAGCTTCATGATTGAAGAAGTTACTATCTCAGGTAAACGTTATGGTTCACTTTTGATTCCTGACCTTTACTATGAAGACTGTAACACAATCACAATCTCATCAGACAAATGTGCTTGCACTTACTTGTCAAACATTCCATTGTCTACAGGTGTAGAACTTGAAGATGATGAGTTCATTGCTTTGACACAAGAGCATCACGGTTACGAAAGAGGAACAGTTCTTGTAAATCCAATGTATATTGGTGAAAAACTTCTTGTAACCTACAATGGTGAGCGTGATGTTGAGTTGATTGTTGCTAACGACAAGAGACTTAAAAATACACACTTTAGAGTTACTCAAATGGTTGAGAACACTCGTGGTCTTAAAGAATACTATGTATTCAACAATGTATTGATTACTGAAAATTCTCGTGAGTTCTCTACTGAGGGAGAAATTACACTATCACTTTCATTCACTGTATCTCGTGATGAAAATGGTAACTTCTATGAAATCCGTAGAAACGTTGAGGATGTAGCGTAACCGTAGGAGAAAAGTATGGCAGTCAGAACCATTAAGGTTGATATTACAGGTTTAAAGGAAATTGAAAAAGCCCAGAAGTCTGTGTCAGCTCTTAGGGATTCTGTGTTAGACTTTGAGAAGAAACTAGGAAAGATGGGTGGCAAGAATACTTCGCCACTCTCTTTTAATGTTAAGCTCATGTTTAATACGGATAAAGCCCTTAAGGATTATCTAGCTCTTAAGAAGCAGATTGAGGGAATCCCTATTAAAATCAACACTACAAAAGGAACAGCTCAAAGTGGTACTGTGCAAGAAGCTACCACTAGTGGAAGAAGAGAGAGAACATTCTCTGCTGATTATATCAAGGTAAAAGACCAAGACTATCAATCATGGAGAAATCTTCACAAAGCTATTCAAGATGTATCTAGTTCTACCTTTAGTTTATCATCTCAGATGCTAAAATTAGGGGCTATTAACCCTGCTAAAGGTCTTTTAAGTGTGTTCAATAAAGTAAATAGCACTATTCTAGGCATCCAAGGAAACCTCATGGGTCTAGTTGGTAATAAGATTACAGGTGCTATTGGTACTGCTGTAAATGCTACTCTAGGTGCTGTAAGAGGTGGTATTGGTCAGTTAAAAGATGAAGCCAACAACCTTGGTGATGCTATGCAGGTTTACCGTATCAACATGCAAGCCCTTGGTTTTGATGAAAAATCAGTCAATAAATCAATCAAGCGTTTGGGTGATTATGGTAAGTCTACTGTGTTTGATGCGACTGACTTGCTTGAACAAGCTTCTACCTATACAGCTTATGGAAGAAAAGATGCAGAGCAGATTGTAAAAGGTTATGCAGGACTTCTAGCACAGACTAAAAACCCTATTGAGGGTATGAAAACTGTAACAGAGCAAACATCTCAAATGCTTGCCTCAGGTGTGCTTAACCAACAAGACTACAAGTTTATCAGACAAAGACTGTCTGCTTTAGGGGCATCTAGACTTAATGCTGAGTTACAAAAACTTGCTGAGTCTAAAGGTGCTGATTCAATCATTTCTGCTACAAAGAAAAGACTTATTTCAGCAGATGAATACCTTGATATAGTCAATAAGTTAGGTAATGAAGATACCTTCCAAAACCTTGTAAACTCAATCATTACACCTAGACAAGCTATTGCCAACTTAAAAGAAACATTATCAAACTTACTTGTGTTTGATGATATTGATGAAGAGGGTAATGCTAAGCCAGGAGCACTTAACCAAGTATATGTAGCAACTCGTGACTTTATCAAGGGTATTACAGAAATTGTAGGTACTGATAAGTTTAAAGAGTATGTAACTAGACTAGGTAATGCTATTGGTGGAACAATCCAACAAGTAAATCAGTTTGGTTCTGCTTGGAAGTTAGCCTTTAGTAAACAGTTCACAGATGGAATTGAGCACTTTGCTAAAGCCTTCAATGAAGGTGTGAAAGGGTTAGATGTAGGTACACAGTTCTTTAATGTCACTAAGTCATTCCTAGGAGTGCTTAACAATACAGGAAGACAGTTTGGTACTTTTGTAAGAGACATTGTGAAGAGTGGAGCAGAGCTTGTAGAAAGTCTTGCTAAACTAGCATCTCAAGCAATTACTGGAGGAGCTTTAAGAGTATTATCAGGTATAGTTGATATTTACAACAATATTGCTAAACTTGCTGTGAACTCAGAAGCTATTCGTATTGTTTCTTCATTATTCCTACAAGTTACTGATACCATAAATACTGTTGTTAAGTCTATTAACCCTTCTAATGTAAATGCAATCCTTACAGCTCTGAAAAGCTTTGTAGGAAGTATTACATCTACTGTGGCTAAGATTGCAACCAAGACTAATATCTTTAATGAATTGACAAACGTTGTTAAAGGGGTATTAGAGGCTCTCTCAGACATTGTTTTACAAGTAGGTACATTTAGACCATCACAAGTAAATGGAGTGCTAGAGAGCTTGAGAAAAGCTATTTTGGGTATTGTAAACAGTCTTAAACCCTTAATTGTTGAACTAGGTAGAGGAGCACTCAATGTCCTAAGTTCTGCAAGTGGTCAAAACTTCTTCAGTGCCTTACAAGGATTTGTTAAATCTGTTGTGGAGATGATTAGGTCTATCCTAATCTCCATTGGAGGTTCTGTTGAAGGTGGACTTAAATCTATCCTTAACTTCTTCACCCTAATAGTGAACACAGCTTCATCTATTGCTAAAGTCTTTGGAGGAATAGGTAAATACCTCATTGCAGGAGCATTAGTTACTAAATTCCTAACATGGGCTACAAGCATCATCTACACATTATCTACTGTAGCAACAGCTATGAATACTGTGAGTGGTGGTAGAGTAAATCCTTTAGGTCTTGCAGGAGCTTTTGGTACTGATACACTGATGAGACAAGGTGTTACTTCTAGAGGATTAAATACTTCTGTAGCATATTCAGGTATGTCTAGAGTTGCTAGAAATGCCTCTGCCAATAGTCCTTATGGTCTGTCTAGAGTAGCTAGAAATAAAGCTAAAGTAGGTGGTTATGCTAAGGGTCTAGGTTTACTTGGAGGACAAATTGCTATTGACTCTATAAATGGAGCAGTACAGAACTCTGATTTAGGTCAAGGTTGGAAAGATGCAGGTAATGTCCTTTCAAGTACAGCTTCATGGGCTTCTACAGGAGCTTTGATAGGTAGTGTTGTTCCTGGACTAGGTACTGGTCTTGGAGCAGGTATTGGAGCTTTGGTAGGTCTTGGAGCAGGGTTGTTTGGTGTGTTCAATGACACTAAAGAACGTGAGAAGCTAAAGTCTGAAGCTGAAAAACAAGCCAAAGATGAAGCTAAAGAGCTTTACCTTCAGAAAGCACAACAGCTAAGACAAATTGCTCAAGAGAATAAGGAAATTAGAAACCAATTCTTTAAAACACTGACAAAAGATAGTAGTATAACTGACCAAATTGCAGGGGCTAATTCCCTTATTGAAGCTGTGAAGAATAACAGTGGAGGAACTATCACAACAGCCCTTAAAGAGCTTGGAGTAGAGACTTCTAAAATTCCTCAGAATATCAATGATACCTTCGTTAAGGTAGGTGACCAAATCAGGTCATGGAAAGACCTTAAGGAAGAGACAGGACTTAATGATGAACAGCTCCTAAACTCACTCAAACTAGCTAAATCAGCTATTGGAGAGAAATACCTAGAGCTTGTTGATGAGACTGGTCAGACTGTTATTCAGAAGATGGAAACACTTAACCCAGGAGAACAGCATAGACAATCATCTAACACAGATACCTTTAAAGGTAAGCTTGGTGAGATTGGTGCTAAACTTCAAGAGGGTAAAGAGCTTATCTTCAAAGACATCTCTTCTATCACAGATGAACTTAAGGCTGTTATTGAAAGTAGCAGTTATGGTACTAGTGAAGAGAAAGCTAATGCCCTTAAGGAAATTCTTGAAAAAGCAGGATTTGACACTACTAATTTTGTTAAGATGTCTATTAGTGATAGAATTGACAAAGTTAAAGCACTTGTGAGTGAAGGAGAACTATTAGGAGGCACTGCTGATACACAATTTGCTAAAGTCAAAGAAGAAATTCAGACTAAGATTGCTGACTACGGAGATACTCTTGGTAATGTCCTTGGAAGAATTGGTAACACTCAATTAGATGAGTTTAACAATGCTCTTAAGGAAGCTGAAACAATCAAGAGTGAAGGTGGAGAGAAGGCTAATATTGCTAAGATTTTAGCATTTAAAGCATCTGTGGAAGAGATGATTAAGAAAGGTTATCTCAAAGCAGAGGAAGCTTCTGACATGTTCAAACTAGCAGGCATTGAGAATGTTGATGTTCAAGTAACTAAAGATGGTTCTATAGAGTTCAAGAAATCTATAGATACACTAATCAAGACAGGTACTAAGAAAATCAATGATGGTATGACTGGTGTGAAAGAGGTAGACATTACTGAAATCAGAACAGAAGACCTATTCACAAGTGCTCAAGCTCTTGCTGTTGTAGTAAGACAGCATATTGAATCAGCTATTTCTAAACTTAATGAGGCTATCAGTAAAGCTAAATCAGCAAATAATTGGGATGAAGTAGCTGACCTTGCAAATGAAAGAAACCTTTCTGAAAGCAAGATAAATAGCTCAATCAGATATGCAGGAGGTATCATTCCTGAATACCACTCTGAAGGACTTCCTGTAGGGATTAACTGGAAGAGAAGAGGTACTGATACTGTGCCTACAATGCTTACCCCTGGTGAGTATGTACTACGTAAAAAGGCTGTTGATAGCCTAGGTACTAACTTCCTAAATAACCTTAACAAGTTTGGTGTAAATGCCTTGCAAAGTGTTGGTAAATCTACTATAATTAACAATATATATAACACAAATAATGCCAAAATAAGCCAAAATATTGACAACAAATCTCAATATCTAAATGGTATGTTTGGTGTGGATAAATTGATGAGGTATGTTTAATGACTAGATGTGATGAAAATTTCACAAAGCCTAAACGATACATTCAATTTAATGACCTAGTGTTCCTTGGTAGAAAATCTATTGATGAACAGTCAGAGAGCATTAGTTTGCGTGAGAATAAAACCTCACGCACTTTTGCTAATGGGTCTTATGTTGGTAATGTGTCTAATAAATCACTGATTGATAGCAACACTATCTCACTTAAAATTGCCTTAAGAACTAATACATGGTCTGAGGAGCATATTCAATCTCACTATGACTTTATCATGGAACAACTACTAACTCCTGGTAAGCTATGGGCTATTAACACAGGACTACAGCTTGTGTGGTGTAATGCTTATGTAACTAGCATCCAACCAAGTAAAGAGTGGGTTGTTACAGATGAAGATTACCTTGTGTTTAGGGTTGAATTTGATAACCCTGATGGTGTATGGTATAAGGCTGATGAGGCAAAGACTTACCTAGAGCCTTTTGAAAACTGTGACTTCCTAGACATGAAGGCTAGTTGTGTTGCCAAGTCAAGACACTGCTGTAATGGTCTACCTAACTGCAATAACATTTGTGAATGTTGTGAAAGTGACTGTACTGACTTAGAGGGTATGATTGACTTCTGCTCTGCTCAGAATAATCTCAGCTTCATCAATGACTTCTTCAATGAGTGTAACTCTAGTTGGAGAATTGTCTATAACTGTTCTAAGGGTAAATCATGTAAGAGCCTTAAGGACTTCTACAAACACACTGTATGTGATAACTGTGTCAATGAGGTTATGAATGGTAACTTTATATCAGATACAGTAATAGATAGTCACAAATGGAGTTTTGCTCTAGATGGTGAATTTAAAGACCCTGTTGTGAGAATTAACAATATTGACTTCAAGATTAGTGGTGAATATAAAGGAATTCTTACAGCTAACTACAAAGGTGAGATTAGATATGCTAAGTCATGGGAATGTCTTGAGTTTAGCTACAAAGAAGTATCATTATCTGTGCTTACAGTATGTGCAGAATTGCCTTATATAAAGAAAGGTGTTAATACTGTATCAGTTAGTGGTATTACTAGTGAAAATGCTTGCTTATATATTGATTATGAAAGTGTGACTGTGTGATAGGATATATTGAGAACTCCATAAGTTCAGGACTAGGCTCTGCTATTATAGCTAGAGAAGACTTCTTAGGTGATATTGGTGTAGAGTTTTCCCTTATGGAAGTTCCCTCTATCCAATTAACATTACCAATTAGATATTCTAAGATGATGAATGGTAATACACATATTGTCATTAAGACAGAAGACTGGACTTATAGAGGCTATGTTGGAAACAAGAAAAACAACTACAAGGATATGACAGTATCAGTTGATACATCTCATGTTATAGGGAGATTAGGTAAAAGAACCCTTCCTACAAACGTTACTGTAAAGGCTAGGTCTGTTGTATCTGCTGTGGAACAAGCTTTAGGATATTGGAAAGGTGAGACTCACAAGGATGACCTTCTGAATGAATTTAAGGTTGAATACCTAGATGACTATGCAGAAAAGAATTTGATTGAGTATGAGTTCTCTAATGAGTCATTCCTTGAGTTCTTGACCAAAGTGTGTGAAAAGACTACAGCTCTTTATTGGAGAGTTAGTAAGTATGACCCTTACCTTATTCAGTTCGGTATCTTTGGTAAGAAGAAGGACATTCTTATCAATGAGTATAACTACTTAGTCTCTTTAGATGATGTTGAGGAGAACTATGAAGACACAGTAAACATTGCTGTGGCTATGTCAGATAAGTCTGATAGTGGAGCTAGTTCATTGACTTTAAGAGATATTTTCTATAATCCTAAATTTATGCTTAAAGGCTTCCCTGTTATCAAGACAGGAAACAAGGTAAACTCACAGCGTTACTATGATTATCCACAGCTTCCAGTATTCGCTCCTGAGATTATCGGTGATGAGTTTGCTGTATTGGATGAAGAAGGAATTGCTCTAGAAGCAGGTGAACTTTATTGGGGAACTGTTACAGACAATGACACACAATCCATTGCAGAAGATAATAGAGAGATTACTGATTCTGATAGACTTAAGGCTACAGAACAGCTTTATAGAACAGCTATCAGAAGACTTATTAACTCACGTAGAAAAGTTACCTATGATATTACTGTAGAGCCTCTTAAGCCTAGAGCTATAGATGTAGGTGATAGAGTAATGTTTACCCTAAATGCAGGTGTTTGGGAACTTACAGCATGTACTAAATACTATGAAAAAGTGTTGAAAACAAGTGATTGGTTCTTTGTGACACACATTTCTGATTTGTATTCTGTAGGAGATGCACATACCCAAAAGCTAAAACTATCTAAATACTTGTATAGTGATAGAGATATTACTGTAAACCAATAGGAGGTCTTATGTCAAACAATTACATAAAACTAGTAAACTCTGTGGCTAGAACAAAGGCTAGAGTAATTCAGCAGTCTAAACAGCGTAGAGGAGGGGTAACTGACCTCTATGCCTTAGACTATGTATCAACCTTTTCTACTTCAAAGTCTTGTGCCCCTTATGAAGATGATGATGTAGATGAAAAAGAGTCAAAGGATGTACAAGGAAGAATTAAGCAGTTTGTAAAAGCTATTAAGAAAGAAATCCCTGATGCTAAAGTTGAAGGTGTATCTGCTATTATTGGTTACTTTGGTATTGAGAGTAATGTCACAGCTAAACGATATGAAACAGACTACCTAACTAACTATGTGTTTGATAAGATGAAGGACGAACCTACAGCAGAAAATCTTGTAGGTAGTTGGGATGCTTTTCAAGCAATGTACCCTAACCAAGAGCTTTATGAACCAGGATATAATGTAGATGGTAAGCACTGGATTGGTGTAGGTCTAGGACAATGGACTGGACCCAGATGTAAAGCTCTAGTTGACTTTGCTCACAAGGACGGTAGAAGAAACATCTTCACCTTTGGTACACAGTTTAAGTTCATGCTTTCAGAGGAAGGACTTAATAATGTTGTAAAAGAGGTTGCTTCTAGTAGTAATGACATTTCAGACCTTACAGCACGATTCCTGAAGGATTGGGGAGGAGTTCCTGGTAACAAGCTACAAGAACGTATTGA